GGCCATCGAACTTGGGCTGAGTGAATGCTGGGAAGTTGATCTTATGCCCAACCTTATCAAATCGATGGGCCAGCATAGGCCAGACACCACCTTCAATGATTGCGTCAATCTGCCCGGTTTTTGCCCCGGTTCGTTCCTGTACATGGCCTCGCTTCAGCTTACGTTCCCACTTGGATTGCGCTTCAGCTTGGGCCTGCTCAGTTGGCGTAGTGGCGTTGGAACGACCAATATTCTTGCCTTCTTTTACTTCATCACGAGATTCCTGCATGGAACCGTCTTCTTGTCCCCAGCGGGTTACGATGACGTTATCTTCAGTTGAGATCGTCCAAGTCTGGATGGCACCGGATTGACGCTGGCGGTATAGGGTTGGAAATGTTTTAATGTTCATATTCGCTTTCTTTATTTGATGTTCATGAAAAACACGTCGGGAGCTTCAAATATAGATCCGTCAGGGCGGCGTAAACTGTACCAGCCTTCGCCATTATAAAAATAGGACCTAATGACAACGTATTCCACATTGGCCTCAATGCCCCAAAACTCGCTTGCTCTGTCAGTAATAACTGTAGTTGCCATAGTGTCTTCCTTTATTCTGGATCTATTATACACCAATCGATGACCGATGTACACCGTTATTTTGCGATCATCCTTTAAATGTGAATTCCCTCGCATCCTCCAGCTGGAGAAGCGATTCAAAATCAACGTCCTTACTATTGCCATTTTCAAACGTAATGCGAACCTGTGTGATCACCCGGCATGTCATAAAGTCAGCACTCGGGAATACACCACCTGTGATAATGACTGGCTCGCCATTAAAAATGAAGGTGGTAACCATCGTAGGCGGCACGGATTCCTTAAGATTGTCACTATGGACCCACCGACCGGTGAAAGAGTCCTTGATGATAACTGTACCGTCAAGGATTGGACGATTCCAACCACGAAGACCGGTGCAGTAATAACCGCGGTTTACCCGACGAAACACCATTTCGTCAGTATTCCAATTCTTCTCCTGGCGGAAGAGGTTCCAGTCACGACCGTTAACTTTACAAATAAACTCCTGACATTCCGAGAACGTGCGGCCCTCAACTCCGCCTTCCTTAACAAAATCGATGATTCTTTGACGCTTGGTGATCTGCTTGCTCATACTGTATCCTCTTCCTTTAACTTGTTCCTAATATTATTATACCACAGTTTCCACGGCTATGTACACCATTATTTTCATCCAGAAGGTACTTTTTGCTAAGTATGGCTTCAGAAGGCACTTACACAATCACTTTTGAGACAAAAACGCCCTCGATGGGCTCAAAATGACCCATGAGGGCGTAAAATGCATAAGTAGGGCTCTAGCTGCCGCTTACATACTGTAGTTTTGAAATACCATCATATCAGGTATCGTCTGAGGCCAACGATAGAAGAACTACAGCCAAAACATCCTCGTGAACCTCTTCCAAAGACCTATTAGCGTCAATTGTAGTGAAGCGGTGGTTATTATCAGCCGCCGCGAGGCCACGATATCCATTAGCGACCCGATTATGGAAGTTCATGGATTCACGTTCCATACGATCGAGGTTTGCCTTTCCTTTGGTCTCTTTAAAGATACGTTCGAACCCTGCCTCAACTGGAAGGTCAAGTAAGATTGTAATATCCGGCATCAGTTCCTGCGTGGCAAATGAGTTGAGTGCTTCAATATCTTTTAGCGGGAACTTCCGGCCATAGCCTTGATAAGCCATGGTTGAGTCGATGAAGCGATCTGAAAGCACAATTGTATTTTGCGCTAATGCCGGGCCAATGACTTCATGGATGAGCTGTGCGCGACTTGCTTCGAACAATAGCGTTTCAGCTACTGGAGAAATGTTAGGTCCACATGAATCGTGCTGTAGGATATTCCGTACAGCTTCACCCATGATCGTTCCGCCTGGTTCTCGTACAGTGATCACATCGTAATTGCTAAGCGTTAAGCGATCAGCGAGCATTTTGAGTTGAGTTGATTTGCCCGATCCTTCGGGTCCTTCGAATGTAATAAACATGTTTGCCTTTCTACGTACCACCCCCGATATTCAGGATAAATGGTTTCTAATTTACTTTATTGTTACTTTTTGATTTTGGATATTCTAGAGGCTTATCGTTAGAATTTTTAGCTTTCGTGCGACATACTCTGGAATTCCATGCTCAATACAGTGTTTTTTGAATGTTGGCATTACGTTCTAAAATGAGTTCGCCATGCTCATTGAACACTTTATAAGACTTAGCGGCGGGGTTCTTATCGCCTAGACGTGATTTTACATAATTTTCTCGGTTAGATTTCTTCACCCCATACCACGGGCACTCTGAACCTCGTTTCCCTTTCCAATGCGATTTAGTCATACCAAAGCAGCCTTTACCATTCGCATATGCCATATTGATATATAATGGATTACGCACTGCGTTAACGCTATGCTGTAGTGAATTTTCTTTTACATGAATTCATTAAGTGTTACACACGGCATAGGCGCAATTGACGAAGTTTGCTTCTTATTATCCTGCACTAGGAATGACGTTGTTACTGTGTCTCGCTTGCCGTTTAGGTACGCTAGTATCTCGCTAGCGAGATCAGCAGCCGTTGTCACTGGAACTGACTGGCATATCATATTTAAGTTCTTCAACCCACCTTGTAACTGAAAATCGCTAGGCATCTTCATAATTGCCAAACATTCACGGACTGTAAGGAAGCGTTCTTCGAAAGGATGCATCAATTGCGATGGCGTGTGTCCTACAAACGCACCTATGTGATCCTTTGGAAATTCACAGATCTTTCGCATAATGTTTCCCCCAGACGCGAGCTTCACTTTGATTTCCCGACAACGCGCGGCTTTCTTGAGCTCACCTTGTTGTTCCATCCATTTAGCTACTTCATCATATGAGATGCCATTGTCTTCAATGAGGCTCATACCATTAATTGACTTCACCTGCTTCTCCACGATTTCTGCGTGGGTGAAGTTAGGATATATCTTCGTTCTAATGAAGCGGTAATATGGATCATCCATTGGCGCTCTATTATTAGCTGGCATATTCATAGGATCATCCTTCGATACAAACGCATTCAGAATTGTTTCATCAATCGTTTCATGCTTTCTGCGAAAGTACTTCAGGATAGGCGTCTCTGTACCTTTCCAAAAGAAATAGAATGACCTGTCCCTCACTTGACTCAAGCCATGCAGTATAGACTTAGTCTTGTAAAGCGAAAAGGTATAGCCATTATACTTCGCTATCTCACGTAGTCTATTCACGGTTGGCTCGCCCATCTTACTTGCAAGACGAGGTGCATTCTCTCCCCAAAAGACCTTTGGCTCTAGTTCAGATAGAACATACTTAGCCGTAATTGTCATCCAATCATTTGTAGTCGACTCAGCAGCAGCCGATGGTGATAATGAAGATAGCCCTGCGCATGGGCAGAGGGTTGTCACAATATCAACTGGCGCAAGCTTAAAAGACTTCGCTTCATTCTTATCAATGAACATATACGGCACATTTGGGCGGTATGCACGGTATTGCGCATCATTCGCAGCAAAGGGAGTGTATGACAAGATATATTCAGGCGGTCTTTTGAAGACGTGCTCCATAGCAATGGGCATTCCTCCAATTAGAGGTATAATTACGGCGTGTTTATTCATTTTTATGTTTTCTTTTTATGTGTAAGGCCACATTTCCTGCATTATTTTTATAATCACAATGCGGGCATTGGACCAATTTATGCATTGCACCTAAGCATTTTGCTCTCTTAATAGGATCTTGCATATGTTCTGTAGTACGGCGCGACCGTAACTTTTGCGAATCTTCACTCTTGTAGTAGTTTTCTTTAAAGGTTTCTCCCTGTTTTTTCTTAAGTGCTTCATCTTTCATACGTTCGCTTTGAGCCTTTGATCTATGTGCACTGAGATCTTCAATTCCTGAAATGTATGGGCCGCAACCACCGCCAGATGCAACGTTCCAACCCATCTTCTGTTTTGGTCTCAATTTCTTTTCCATTTGATAGCACTCTTCAATATCACCTTTAAAAATAATATCAACATCTTCTAACTTCAAATTATGAATTCGAATCCAATGATGCATTGTACAATGTGGATCGCCTTGATGTGCTTTCCATCGTTTGTTAAGATGCTTCGTAACACCAATATAACCGTGATCTAAATCGCTACATTTAGGATCCCGAATGTGATAAACATACCCTGTCATAATTAACTCCTTGCGCTGGTTTGTGTTATTTATAACTAGCAAACTTTTCACCAGCGCAAGGGCTGCTACAGAGCATGTTTAACTCGCAATTTTAGCCTCCGCAGTAGCGAACATTTCAGCAAAGACATTCTCTGCATCCTGATGTTCTTTGTAGAACTCATACGCCATGTGGCGCCATTCATCTCTCATGCCATCATCGGCTTCGAGCTTCTTAATCAATTCAAATGCCTTAGACATTTCAACAATATCTTCAGCCAACCAAACTGTGCCGTTATCCTTACACTCAATAAGTGGATCACCTGACACACGGTGATGGCATTGCTTGCCATAAAGCTCGCGAAAAACTGGCACCACACCGGCACACACGATTTCCATGTGGGTGTACTCTAATGCCCGGCGCTGGAAGCGCGGCTTGAATACCGTCAGTTGATAACCAAAGCCACAACGTGACATGCGGTCGAGCATTTCAGCATGGACGTAAGGTCCAAACACTTGGACAGGTTTTCCGTATGCATTAGACAAATCGTCAGTGGCAATATCATCATCTTTTCCAATATGCCCGTCAAACTCACCTAGCTGCCGGAAGCCAAGGTATGCCGGGGAACGTTCAATGCCCTCAAACGTTGTCAGGCAGCCATTACCCTTAAGATAGCAATCATGGAACTGGAACAGTTTATCATAACCCTTCCAAGACGTGGTTCGGCCAATCCATTTGTGATGCTTGGCATCCTGAATTGAAATATCATCTTTCCAATATTGATCACGGATCGTATCGAAATACAGACCAACCTGATAGTCGAAAATCTCAATTTCGTCTTCACCAAAGAAACTGCTAAGCTCGCCTACTTCTTTGTACTCTTTGACATACTGACCAAAGTCATTATCTGGGCTGAGTGAGAATATGACGCCGGCCTTGTCAATAACTTCATCCATACATTCATTCCTACGAATAGATGCACTCATGTGATCTAACTGCACAAGCATTACAGGAACGCTAATGGCTTCAATCAAACGCTTGAAGTTTGCAATACATTCAACAGGATGTCCCTTGGATGGCAACGAATTGATGATGACATAATCACACGTATTACACGCATGAATGACAGTGTCAACTGCAGCATTATCCTTAAACTTCACTAGCTCAATTGCGCTGTTATCATGAGCATTCTTTCGAGTCCATGCTTTATCCGCCACCGAAAAAATGGTCGTGTCATACCCATGTTCAATCAACCAACGGTTTTGCTCCAGGGTAAACTTTGTTACGCCACACCCTTCGGTGCCGCGGCCCAATATGATTGCTACTTTTTTGCTTCTCATTTATTTCTCCTTATTATATCTTTTGTTTAGTGTGTTTTTTATAGCTTTAGCTATTGATAATTCTTGCATTTGTCGAGCTAAAAATGAATCGGTAAATTGCTTTAAAAGTTTCATATCATCAATTCTCCATCCATGCATTGTTTGCCGTGATGTTGGTCGGAACAACCTAGCAGTGTATGTTTGAAAGTTGAATCGTCTGTCCTTTGGAACTTCGTATATTGATATTTGTGATGATTCATCATATGTTACAAATACCAATCGATCTACATTTAGGCATTTCTTTAATTGATTCGCTCTAATTGTGCACAATTCACCACTATGGTGATGCAATGGATATTGAGTTTTCACTTCAATAGTTTCGTTATTGGGTCCAATAAGATCCTTTTCTGCATCAAAATAATTTACAGAAAATTTAGCATTTAATAATTCTGCAACAATCTTCTCACCAATATCACCAAGTTGTTTGTTCATATTCATAATATTTCTCTACATCTCAATCGCAATATGATCAACGCCGGCTTCGTTAAAATAATCCAACGCTTTACGACAAGACTCCACCCAACGTTGGGGGAGCTGTTTAAGCTCAACTACTACTCGTTTTATTCCAACTTGAATAATGCCCTTAGCGCATTCCTCACATACAAACAACCCATGGATGTATATCGTAGATCCTGTAAGAGACACACCCTTTGATGTGGCGTTATATATCGCGTTCATTTCACCATGAACCATTAATTCATATTTAAGTTTACGGATTTGCAAGCGGGGAATGCGATCCTGTATTCCTCTAGGGAATCCATTATAACCTAAGCTTAAGACATTCCTATCATCATCTACAATCACTGCTCCAACTTTCGTTGAAGGGTCCTTAGACCAGCCAGATATATGCTTCGCCAGATCTAAGAATCTTATATCCCACTTCGGGGAATACGCAACTATTCTACTTTTATCCATACTATGCCTTTTCCGGTCTGCAGTTATCAAAATGATATCTTGTCATATTTTGTTTCCCGCCAGATTTTCCACAATGAGGGCATTCAACAATCTGTTGTGGTGCAGACTTACCCTTATTCCACGTAGGCTTTCCTGCGCGGTTTTCTGACATTTTCTTACGACTTTCAAGAGTATGCCCTCGGCCGAACATAGAATTCTTTTCACCAGCCATAGCTTTACTTTGAGCAGGGCGTTTTTGGCCAATGAGAGTCTTGGACATAATACTCGCTCTTTGTCTCTGTTCAGCTTTTCGTTCAGGTGTCCAAGCATCTCTAAGTTTTTGCTTGGTGTCATCATCATGAATAAAACCAATACGCCAACCTTGCGAACCGCCGACTGCTCGGTTCCACCCAATACCTTTAGTCGGTCGTAATTCAAATTCGCGTTCAAAACACTCTTCTCGAGAACCTTCATAAATGATTTTAACTTTTGCATTAGATGGTATATTTTTAGTCTTTAGCAAATGAGTTTTAAAACGGCGCGCAACATTTGCTGTAACTCCAACGTAACCATCGTTTTTAATGTTTTGACACGTTTCATCATACACCCAGTACACATAAGTAGTTTCCATATTCAGCCTTTCGTAATTATTTATACAAAAGGCTGTTTTGAAATGATTATGCTTGGCTTCCCTCAGGCACTACAAGTTTGAAGTGTCGTTCATATACATGCAGATTCATGACCTGCCAGATTAAATCGCCAGCTTCTAACTTGCGCTGAGGATCATCTCGATCACGCGCCATGTTCATATTCATTAGCACCATATTTTGCACATATCGCGCCCAAGAGTAATCATTCATATATCCGTAAACTACGTCATTGGAACGCATCTGTGATACCATATGAAGCTTACCATCTCTGATATAAAATGACTGAGCGTTAGTGCAGATGAAGTCATTCTTCCCATCTTCATTATATTCAAGCCACATGCTTGGCCGATTATAAATGATCTGAGCTCTGCGCGAATCTGGATTCACAAGAAGCTCAGTGACAGCGTGCTTAAACTGGTTGTAATACTTCTTTGAAAAGATAAGCTTTCCATAATTAGAATTAACCTCACCGTGTTTGTTGGCCGATACCGCCCATGCTTTTGGAATCGATCCATAGATTTCACCTAGTGTATTAACATTAGCATCTTCAGATTCATACCACTTGATCTCTGCATCAATATAAACGTTATTAGGGTTACCAAAGATTGCAGGTTCGTCTGCGATAAATGAAGCGCCAATGAGCTCAATGGTCTTAGCGCCTGTACGATCGATGGTAAAATCTTCATGCATTAGAGCTGTGCGGAAGTGTCTTCGTATCTGATCTACGTTCATAATTATATTTCCTTTCAATGCCGAGCGGCAATCTTGCGCTGTTTGTGCCAGTCTTTTTTACGTAATTCACCGAGCTCAAATGTACACTCAGTTAAAAGCTCCGGCTCAGACTTACCGGCAACCTCGGCGAATTCATCACCGAGTTTAGGTGACTGATCGCCTTTCCAACGATCATCCGCAGCCTTACCATACATTGTCTGAATCTTGAGAATGCAAAGCTGGGTAAGAGCATGGTCAATATGCGGGAGGCCACTCTCAGGATCATCATCTTCACCCAGAAAGAACTTCGTGAGGTGTCGCTGTATGGATCCATAGGTACGGGAATAAAGAGTCCCGTTGAGGTCCTCACGCCAATTGTTAGCACCGTACTTGGCTTTGCCCATTGCAAATACTTGAGCGATCGCCATAATACACTCAGGCGGAATCAGTTCGATCGTCGGTTTTCCTGCATCATTCTTCATTACTGTTGCTCCCCTAAAATCATTGGAATGTCGCCGTGATTGCCTTTATGATTTGGATTCTTCCAGCCCAAAGGTTTAATCAAATCTGGGAGACCAAATTTATTAGGACGCTCAGCTTTAACACCAGGCTCCTTTGCCATATTAGCATTAAGGATTGTATCCCATGCCTTATGTGCATCAACACCCAGAACTTCAAGTGTTCCAATTGCAAAGACACACAAATCAATGAGACCATCAACCACTTCTTCACTGTCGCCTTGTACTAAAGCAGCAGAGAAAGTCTCAGCTAACTCTTCATTAATCATCAACAAGCGAAAAGACAGATACTTGCGAAGAGTATCGATATTCCCATCGTCAATCTGTTGTTTCATCCACGTATTCACACCAAACTTTTGGTGCATTGCTTTCATATCACTAAACCAGTCTACTGACATAATGTATTCTCCTTTGAGTTCTTGTGAAATTTGTTCGAGTTAGTATTAATTGTCATGGATCTAATATACCATAAAGTAGACATCTTGTACACCATTATTTTTCATCTACAGAAGGCCGTCAGGATCACTGAAGTCTTGCTGGCTATATGTTTACCTTGATTCATATGACGATGAGCTTCTAGAGTGACTCAGGTGTTCCGTATGATGAACGATATGGCTCTTGCAGCCTCCAACTGCAGAGGCCTCTTCTGATATCGTGCGCCAAAGTCTAAATCTATACCCGACATAAGCTCGGCTATCTCAAATGGAGTGATGGGGTATTTCTGCCGAATGGCATTTCCTGCGATAGAAGTCATGATCTTATAGAAGAGACCGTAGCGGCCTGTACCGTCCTGAAATGCTATTGACTGATATTCCCGCAGAAGTTTGCGATTGACGAATGGGCAATCCTGATATGACGTCCATTGAAAGTTATTATTGGTGAGAGATTGCTTACGTTGCTTGATCACTGCGCGCTGTACGTCTTCTGGCAGCTTAGACAAGAAGTCACGAGGCGGCTCAACGTATTTAGTTTTGGCCATAAGCACATCAGGATTTATGACAGTGCTGCCTCCAAGTCGGAATATGAAGTTGAAAGCGTCTGGATACTCTGCTGGAACATAATACATCCGAGACAAATCCTTGGTCTGAGGATCACTTACATCGTTGAACTCTTTATTGAGAGCAAACCAAAAGTGTCTAATCTTATCGGCGGGAATATCCTTGCTTAGATTAAGGACGATTCGAAACTTTGGATGCTCTTTGGTGCTAGATGCAGATGAATAACATATGCCCCGATACTCCTTAAACATCTCAAGCGTCTCTTGGAATGAACCTTCATAGTTATCAATGTCGATAGCAGTCCAGGATGACCAATGCGTAACATTATCGTTAGCTCTAGTCGTGTTAGGCTTGTACTTCGCAGGTGATATTAGAGGCGCTGCGCCGCGGCGGTGGCGTTCGCCGCGCTTAAGCTTAAAACCCGGCACCTTACTCATTCCGAATAAAGCTTCCTCAAACTTATCCCAATTCTCAAATGTTAAACCACGCGTGGTGGCGTTAGAGAATATCGATTTGAATACAGTTAGCTCTTTCATTTTCGGCATTCCTTAATCATTGTGTTAATCAATTTACGTAAATGCGGCCAATCTTCAGGATCAATTGAAATTGTTAAAAATTCTTCAGTGGTTTCAGTATAACCTGTAAGTCGAATATACTCGCCTCCTCCGGCATTAATAATTTCAACGTCAAATGATGATGGACCATTATCGTCTCCAACAACTTCAAGAGAACGTTTTAACACTCGTGTTTTGCGATACTCGCTCATTGAAAGAAGTCCTCCAAACTTGCTCTCGGTTCCGTTGACCATCCAATAGCGTCTAACACATTTTGAATAGGATCAATATATGTTTTAGTGAACTGAAGTTCATAATCAATATAGCGTTCAAGACCCAATTCAGTTGGCAACTTATCATCAGGGTACGATATCACATTTTCGTTTATAGGATTAGGCAACTTAAGATAAACGAACTTGATCTTATCGCCATTGAAGATACTGTGATATTTCCGCAGCTTCTTTGTCTTAAGCATATTGTTATAAAGGATCGCACCTCTCGCATGGATAGGTGTGCCTTTTGCATATCCATTGTTCGTAACATACTTGGCGACGTCTGATACTGAGCGAGGGAAAGATACTTCATGAATAGGTGCATTGAAAAACTTAACCTTGAATTTAGCTACAGCATTTTGAACAGCATGTTCGTCTTCATTCATGATAACATTGAAGATAGATTTCATCGCAGTACGACATATCTGTGGTGTAGATGACTTAACGCATTCCAATCCCATGACCTTAAGCTTAGGCTCAGCATAGCGTACACCTTCAGAGTCAAGTACATTAAGGATGTAATGCTTTTTGCCTGTCCAAAGACCACGGTCGGCGATTACCTCACGGGCCATCACCATACGATTTTCAATCGCACCATGGTGTGCTGCAAATCGTTCGAAGGCTTCATTGAAAACCTCCACCATAAAGCGCTCACCAAATTCGTTCAGGAATTTAACAGGATCCTTTGGCTTAAACTTTTCAATCACATCCTTAACGCTGATGTACAGCGAATTATGCACGCATATATTATTACCAAAAAAGTTGTGATTGCGTTCAACCTCAATGTCATAGACATCTATTTCCTGTATGCCTAAATCCTCTACTTCGAAATCATTATACTCGAGTTCTAACATAATCTAAAATCCTTTCAATACACTCTGCGGGGTTACGATCCCAATCTCTCTCCCATATCATTATAACAGGAAACTTGCGACTTATAAACAAATAATTGTTTTTGAAATCATCAGCCGCCCATTTTTCCCTTGCGGTTAAATTGGTGCATCCTCTACCTCGTAATTTATCGCTCGGCTTGTATAAACTGGGGTTGCCATGATAATGATCGCCATTAAATTCAATCGCAAATTTATACTTTAGAGATACAAAATCGTACTTGAATAAGCAATTTTTCACATCGCACCAAACACCATATTCATTCTCTCCATAAAACATTCGTGAATCTTCAAATAATTTAGTATTAGCAAGACGTGAAAAAAGCGCGAAAGACTTTTTGCTGTAGAAAGATCTTTGGGAATTAATATATGCATAGTATCGATCAGTGCCATTCTCCTCACCATATCTTTCAATGTACACTGGTAAAGTATGGCTCTTTTGACGATTAATACTACGGTAGCGCTCAGTTCCCAGGTGTTCTTCAGAATTAGTATATGCTTGTCGCGATCGGTAGTCTTCCCACATTTTTCTACCAATTACATCGCCATGTCTACTAATGAAGTTTGCTAGCGTGCAAGAGCGAGAGCGATTAAACTCGTCAAACTCCTTTTTCGTCCACCCAAACCTTCTGTTCTTATACTCGAATGTATTTGATTCACCCTGTCTTTTGCGATAAGCAGTGAAGCGTCTTTGGCCTTCGCTCTTGCCGTACCTTTCTATCAGTATCTTTAACGAAACCCCCCTTGGCCGATGGAGATCATACTGTATTTGCCCTTCTTCATCACCGTATTGCAGCTGATACCGTTCAAGAGTATTGGCTGCGGCGATTTCCGCTAATCGAATGCAAGCAGAGCAGAATTCTTCCCATGTTCTTAAATTGCGAGCAATAAGGCGGCGGAATCCCACAGTTCGGCGATATCTCCAAATAATCATAAAGTCGTCATAATCAATTTTATCAATGTCTGGAATATATGGAATTAACGCCCGAAGCGCATTATAGTGTTTTATCTGTATCTTATGCATGTACAATATTTATAATCTGGTGTTTTTTGGTGTTAAGATCCTTTGGCTTAATCGAAAAAACCTTTTTAGACGTTCTATCCCGAACAATACAAGAATGATCTTCTGTGACGTCAACACTGCCTCTTGGTGTCTTGATACGGAACATCCGCTTTTTAACACTATGCTTCATGACATAGTTAATACGTCTTTCCTCAAGCTTTGCTGTAGAAGATACAGAAAGGGTCGTGCAATCTAAATGGCTTGTAGACTTGACGTAATCGCGGTTAAAGTCGTCCTTACGGATATAATGGTCTTCATCTACAGATTCGTAAAATTCAGCAATAGTCGTTTCCTGACCGTTAACCAAAAGACTGGTTGAACCAGCAACACTATCAGTGTCAATCGCAATTACACGATCTTTGTCCTTCGTACCTAAGAAAGCATTAAGTTTTTCATTGATGATACGTTCAGCAAACTGAATAACAGCTTGACCTGTTAATGTAACACCTTCTGCAATACGCAAGTCGAAGTAACGAAAGTATTGATTAGCCAAGGCGCCATACAGGCTATTTAATCATTGTGTTCAAAATACTGCGTTACGGTATTCCCGGGATTTCCCCAGCTCATATTTTCATACGAGATCAGACTATATCTTCAACTCAATGAGTTGCCGAGCGCTTCCATTCACTTGAATGTACTCCTTGCGGATAGTCGTTGCACCTTCCACTTTGTGGCTTGGCTCAGTATTAGCATTTGAAAGCCTTCACTGAATTCACACGGTGTTAACGTGAGCATCGCTGCTCACGGTCCCACTATTTTAGGATCTTGTAAGCCATTTGCTGATTAGAGAACACCTCAATCTTAGCATCGAGAGTGTGTATCTTCAATCGCAGCTCTGCTATTCTTTCTTCTTTATTCATAAAACTACCTTTCATTAGAGAACCATTATACCACAATTCACTAAGCATGTACACTGATGTTTTTACAGTTTGAAAAATGATACCTAGTCATATTACCTCCACTGCCTTCAACACCACAATGAGGGCACTTCACTAGCTTTAGAGAGCGTGGTTTACGAAGCTGCAATAGTTGACGCTGTTTAACGGAAGGAGTTATGCCTTGGACAAATCCCATTGGAATAGCTTCACCATCTCGTAAATATATTGTTTCATCCGTCAAATGATTAGAGTATAAGCGTCGGCCTCTAATACCATTTTTCGACATCTTTGATCGTGTAGCATGGCTATGACTAGATCCAGTTCTATAATATACTAACTCCCCCGAGACGTATCGTGGATCATTAACTGCTACTCTAAACGTTTCGCCAATTGCGTTCTTCACGACAACATAACCCGTTGAACGTTTAGATATTTCATCACGGACAGATTGGCTACGCTTCCGGCCACGGTTTGATGTTGAAATAGCACTACTAATATATTTTCTAGCAGCCTCGTATAAAACCGACCGACCATTACAAACTCGTTTCATCATATTGAATGCAAACCAAAGCTTGCTATTATTTGTGCTTTTAGCAAGCAAATAATGGGCGATAAAATGCGCGCGATATGGAAGTTTTATGATATTGGTTTCGTCGTCTGTTCCGCCAGCACACTTAGGTATAATATGGTGTAGTTCACCTTCAGAAATAATCTGCGAACTATAGTGTTCAATAAAGCGCTGGTAACGACCGTAATAATGTTGTGAGTATATGTTCATACAGACTATTTATACTTTAGAAGCTTTAACTCTCTATACGGCTTCCAGCAAGCTCAGATCGTTCAACAAAGCTTCCCTTTCCTGCATCGCTTCGATCATCTTGCCTTTGAGACCTTTGCGCTTAGCATAAATTTCACTAACAATCATTGGGATGAACCCCACTTTGTTAGTTTTGAACTGAGCGCCATTCGCAGCTACGGTTATATCTGGATCATCAACTCTAAACGTTTCGTCAATGAAACCTTGGACAGATGCCTCAAGATTGCGCTTAGGCAAAAGAGTTTCCGTAGACATATTGTTCTGAATAATCAACGATGGGTACAACGAATTTAAATCGAAACTCATCACCCAATCATGCATACCAACCTGCGGTATTTTAACGAAACCTCCTGCATAACTGGTTGCGGTTTTTCCAGCATTTGAGATGGGAGGTACAACATTAGCTTCGCACAATCTACGATAAATGATGCCATCCCAGATTGGTGTGGTTTTCAAAGCGTCAGCATAATTCGTGCCGGCCATATATGATAGTGTGAAGCAAATGTCAATGAATCCAAGCTTATCATCTAAAGCGTCAACCAAACCAACGTCCTTGATGTTGTATTCAATAAACTTTTGAAAGTTCTTTTCGTACAGGTCATTAAGGTTGCCGATTTCAGAATAGTCCAACTTCGTTTCACCAAGGACTATGTGAGCGATATGATTGAGTGTATATGACTCTTGGTTGCCATAGGTATATGCAAACTTTTTGAAGAGTTCAATATAGTCAAGATGCTGGATGCCTGATATCTCAAACGTCGGGCGCTTCTGACCATAGAAGTTGACGTCTCGTGCTGAGATAAGTTTCCATGGCGAAAGCAACTTAGCGGTGCCCTCACCTAACACCGCTTCAATACGATTAATGAGATACGGAACATCGAAAAACATTGTGTTCCAACCAGTTAAAACGTCGGGACGATTATATGGTTGCTGCCACCATTCTAAAAAGGTGTTAAGCATATCGGCTTCATCTTTGCATGGGATAAAGTTCACACCGTCCATATGTGGAGCATACTGCTTTTTGAAAGCAAAGACGTAATACTGACCGTCCCGCGATTGCTTAATAGTAATGGCGCGGACTTCCTCGGCCGCGGTAGCCGGATTAGGAAACCCATCGCCCACTGCAGTCTCAATATCCATGTTGGAAATATTGATGAAGCGAGAATCATAGTCAACACGGCCTGGAAACTTTTCCTGGGTGAAGGCCATGACATGACGGTCGGTACCAAAGATTTCGAAGCTAGGAATATGTTTATATTGATTGACGAAGTCGCGCATATCGCGCATAGAATCAAGGCGCACCTCTTTAACCGGTGCGCCAAAGATCGACTTCTTATCAGTAGCTTCGTTCTTGTCTTTAGTGGGGATGAAAACCTTTGGCTTAAACATAACGCGTTTCTCAATGCGTTTGCCTTCACCATCGTAGCCGCAGTAAAGCAGCTTGTTACCAAATCTATCTATTGATGTATAAAATTCACTGTTCATAGATTTATTATAACACAAAGGGAGCAGATTGTACACAACAAAATGCTCCCTGAAGTGGATATTAAATTACTTATAAACCGAATTTTTGAGATCAGAACCAATAGTGTATTTTGCAACGAGGTTCCAGTTTTTCTTCTCCTTAAAAGGAAGAATTTTAATCTGATTGACCGAGCATCTATCGGTCGTCTTTGCAGCATCAACTATTTCCAATAGTCCCCAGTCAGACAATAAAGTAGTGATAGTGTTTCTACGGAGTCGATCGTTCTCACTAAACGAACTGCGCTTGCCATCCAACAAGAATAACTCTTTAAAATGTACAATGAAGTACCGACCTTGCTTATGCAAAATGTGACACGATTGGTACAGCACCTGGCCTTCGGACGTTGCTGATACTCCTATGCGGGTGAGTGTTTCTTTTACACGCAGAAAATCATCTGGTTCTTTCAACGTGACTTCTACCATGTTGGCAGCAGTCCATTTATCACTCACTAAAGTATCATCATTCATTTACATCTCGCATGGTACACACAACAAATTCATTCTGCTGCTGACAGAACTTATTTATCTTATGTTGTGCTTTAGCGAGATGCTAGGTTGTTACGATATCACCGACTTTAATCGTATTATCGTACCGAATAATCAAGCTTTCTGTAATCCACCATGGGATAAATGCGATCGCATAGACGCTATAGCTTCTTTGCTCAGAATTTTTAAAACACCCCTTGCCTTTTCACGAGACATATTGTAGTATTCGACAACAGTATTAACATCCTCATCTTTAAGAGCCTTAGGCCACTTTGCAAATCGTTTACTTGGCCGAACAATTGCGCGATAGAAGTCAAATTGCAGGCGATTATCAATTCTACTAGAAGCATTCATCATGTTCGCAGCGAGGATTGTATCAGCAAAATACGAAAACTGCCTATTAATTATGAACGGCAGGTACGCCTTTTCGTTCTCAGGATCGTCAGACATGATATCTGGCTTTTCCCGAGAACTAATGGCGCTTATAAAATCGAATGGCGACAACTTGGCCATAAGTTACTTCCTATTACGATCCGTAGTCTTACCCACAGTGCAACCACACGGATTGTATCGCATACAACCGCAATTGTTGCACTTGTGCTTTGGTGACTTTTCACCATGCTTGTCAATAAGCTTCGTTGGTCCTGTATTCTTCATGGTACTCCTTATGCCCATTTGCAGTCGCGCATCAGTTCAGTTAGACACGCGACAGTGTTAATTTCATGATCACTGACGTGAGCATGCTTGTATTGATATTCCGCGATGATAATACATGCTGCCGGAATTGATGATGGCTCGGCTTTAAGTGCAAGCGAGTCATAAATCTTACGATAAATTGCGGTTGCATCCAGGTCGGAATTCATACCAACCCACTTACGCATCGCACCAAAGTTCTTATCTTTGAGATAACCGATCACTTCTGCGAACGAATCATCAGAAAGTGAATGCAAAACCTCAGGAGATAATGTTCCACTCATTGAATGGATTTGGCATGCTTCAATAACCCGTCGCCAATCCGGCGCATGACTCATAACGACCTGAGCAACAAGCTTTGGATCATACTTAACCTTATTCAGATCAAGGATACCACACATACGCTTATGAAATTTCGCAGCGAGGAGGGGCAAATCCTTTTTGGTAATCTTGAATTCGATCTTTGTCATACGAGAATCACGAATGGGTTCGATGATCTTGTTTGGGTAGTTACAAGTAAAAATAAACCGGCAACTCTTATTGAATTCTTGAATGAACCCACGGAGAGCGGGCTGTGTTGAAACAGGATTGAGATAATCCGCCTCGTCAACAATGATGACCTTCGGTTTGTCACCACCCTGCAAAGAGCACGTTGAAGCAAACTGCCTCAACGTTGTGCGCAGCACCTCAATACCCGAATCTTCAGATCCGTTGATCATCATATAATCGAGATCAAGTTCCTCACACATGGCCCGGGCAGCCGTGGTCTTACCTCGACCATGACTGCCCGTTAGCAGCATATTAGGAACCATTCCAGTGGAGACGACCTGCTCGAAGGTTGTCTTGAGGTTTGTAGGAAGAACACATTCGTCAATGGTCTTCGGGCGATATTCTTCGCTCCAAAGTAGGTTATTCATTTGCTTCGCCTTGTGTTTGAGTTGATTAGTCGTCGATGGAAACAGCTGGTTCAGGCTGTACTTCTTCAGCAGCAGCCTTTTCTTTCTTCTGCGCTTCGACCAGCTGGTCGATTTCGACCTCTACTACGGTGTAGAGAGTGTCACGAATCTTTCCAACTGAGCTCAACTCGCCTCCCTGATATGCGCCGCGAGCTGCTGCTGCGTCGATGCACTTAAGCGCGTTGATAATGACGTCAACTGGAACTTCCTTTACCGGCGCTGGCTGGGACGGGAAGTCGATGGTGGGGTTGTCTTTGTTCTTATGCATATACTTTTACTTTCTTTTGTTATGCGTTATATTCGGACGACTTTTCAAGAGCAATCCAGTATGTGATAGGTGAGGTGCTGTCCAATACCCACTTGCTGATGCTTCGTGAGCTGAGCTGCAAGGTGTAATCACCCGGGACAATCTTCATATTTCCAATGAGGATGTCAAATGAGAATGCAGGCAGAGAGGCAAATGCTTCATCCGTCGCGACTTCGGCCCGATAGGCATTAGACGACTTATTCGTTGGGTCAGAAACTACGGCCCAAATGCTATCAGCATCGGCCTGCTTCGTCAATGACACCGTCTCACAATGGAGAACTGAAGCGGCCTTCTTAATCTGGGCCAGCATGCCTTCATCCATCTTAAGTGTGACCTCATATTCAGGATCCTTAATATCCTTCTTGGGATACGTCAGAATCTCTGGATTAGAGCAGAAATAATTCAATCCCTGTGTACCAGATGAGGAGTCCACTGCGATCATGGTGCCATCGAACGTGAACATCGGCTTATTAATTAGCTTGATCGCAGACAAGAACTCGTTGAGGTCATAGATACCAAAGGTGGAATCGATTTGCTCAGAAATATCGGCCATAGCCATAATATTCTTCGCTTCAGAAACCGTCTTCAGCTTCCCAGTGTTTTCCTCAACGACGATGTTGGGATTGATCATTGCAAAATTCTGCAAGATCGCAAGTGTTTCGGTGGTTAGTTGCATGTGGTCCTTTTCATGTTTTTGTGTTTCTTTCTTTCTGTATTAAAAGTATGGATCTATTATACCATACTGTTAGCCGTTTGTACACTACTAAATTATCCCTTGACCGATATCAAAGGACGAAGCTTCACGAGAGGCTCTACAAGATCACTCTGGTTCGCCATAACAGTATCAATATCCTTGTAAGCGCCGGGGGCTTCAGAGACATCCAAGAGGCCCTTATCTCTACCGTGACGGAAAGGTTTGAATTCACTATGGATGATGCCGTCTAATGAGGCCTCAACATCAGGAGAGCCAGCCATAGAACGTGAGTAAGCCTTACGACTCATCGTTCGTCCAGCCCCATGGCTACACGACATCAGAGATAAGTGATTCCCAAGACCTTTGGTAATATATGATGGAGTACCCATAGAACCCGGGATGATGCCTACGAGGCCTTCTGATGCCTTAGTTGCGCCCTTCCGGTGTACCCATAGGTTCCTACCATAGTGATTCTCCAGCGCCGCGTAGTTGTGGTGAATGTTGATCATATTATACTCAGCCTGGCCAGTCACCTTGGACCATGTGATAAACTCAACATCTGGGAAGTGATCCCTGAATGCAGCCTTAACTTCCTGCATCATCACTCTACGGTTTAGATAGGCAAAGTCCAAAGCGAAGTTCATCCACGAAATATAGCCCTTACCCAATTCAGTGGTCGTTGGGATGTACGCAATATCGTGGGAAATGCAATAATTACTCAATACTGACCTCGCAAGATCGTTGAAATAATCACCCGTCACCTTACCCAAGTTACGTGAACCCGAGTGAACCATAGCCCAGATACCTCCAGCTTCGTCAGCCTGAATTTCGATGAAGTGATTTCCACCGCCCAACGTACCAAGCTGATCCCAAACTGCCCGAGGATAGTCATCAACAGGCGCGTGCTTAATAGCGTTATCATCCAATTCAAATTCCATATCATTGAAGTCTTTCTCAAAAACAATCGAAAGTTCCCGAGCCCGGTCTTTCGAATTGTGAGAGAAGCCCGTAGGGATACGACGAGTGATGTTGCTGAATAACTTCTGACGAACATCATCACTGAGGTCATCAATTAGGAGGTCGGTTTTCATTGCACACATTCCGCAGCCGATGTCGGCTCCTACAAAGTTGGGTACGATGATGTTGTCTGTAGCAACAACTCCACCAATACACATATCCATCCCAAGGTGGCCATCAGGCATCAGACAGGAGTGTACAGTGAAAGGAAGGTTAGCTATTACCTTCATCTGATCGATAGCATTCTGGGCCACATCAGGAGCCCAAGAACGGATCTCCTTACCAGTATCTGTAGTAATAATATTCATATTCGTTTCTTTCTTGTATTATAGCATGTTAAGATTATACGAGGCCGTCATCGTCCCTGGGATCACCCATGGGATCGAGCTCGATTTCCTCGTCGGTGAAGACCTTTTCACCGGCGTCAATCTTAGAGTAGAGCTCTTCGAAAGCCTCCGAGGTTTCGGCCGCAAAGCGGTTTGTCACCAGGGCGATTGCTGCCTTGCGGTTACCGAGGATCGCATAGGTTTTTACCGTGTGATCGAGGCGGCGGGTGGAGATGACGTCATCAACTCCGCCGGCATCAAACGTCTGGCGGATGATCTTGGCCCAATCCACCAACTTGGTAGCAAAGTCCTCATCCATTGCGTTATAGCGTTCCATAGAACGCAGCACAATCTTAAGCTCAGTTGTCCGAGACGGGAACGGCTGCTTCACAATGATGGGGAAGCGTTCGAGGAATGCTTCATCCAAGAGACTAGCTGCAGTATATCGTCCATCTTCATCCCCACGACCAGTTGTATTAGCAGTAGCGATGATGGTGAATCCAGGGGCAGGGTAGACCGTCTGGCAAATCTTCTTTAGGAGGACCGAGTTACCCTCGAGGATAGACTGCAGACACATGATCTTGTTCGTAGCACGGTCGATTTCGTCGAGGAGAAGTACAGCGCCTTCTTCCATAGCCCGAATTACGGGACCCTTGGCAAACACCGTGTCACCATCCTGCAAGCGGAACCCACCAATCAGATCGTCCTCATCCGTTTCCGGTGAGAGATTGACACGGATGAACTTCCGCTTGAGCTTAGCACAAAGCTGCTCTACCATGATGGTCTTTCCATTACCCGAAGGTCCTGCCACATAGACAGGGAAAAACTGTTCGGACTTGATGATCTTCTCCAACGTGGAATGGTGACCCCACCGAACGTAAAACGGATCAATGTGGGGGATGTATGTGGCTTCATCCAACACATGACTATGCATTGGCGCCATTTCGAGAGTCTTAGTCTCAATAGCTCGCCGCTGAATCATCGGCGAAGGCGGCTGGTCAGCAGCCGGTGCAGAGACCGGTTCGTCACCCAATATCTTGGCGATGTTGTAATGACCACGCTTTGCAGTCCGAAACTCGGGTTTGCAGATGTGTTTATATATCATCTTGTCCTCAATGCCGGCGGCAGCTGCTGCAGTGAGGATCTGACTACGGGATACGGATGCGCCGTGGTCAGCCATAATGGACTGCATGAGGTGTGTGAGTGATTCGTCTTTGATGAGATGCGCCGTGATTTCTTCTTCCTTATTACTGTACTCGATTGTGATATAATAATACCACAGTTAAGACTAAATGTACACCATTATTTTCGGCCAGATGCATAAATTGGCTTCTGGATGGAATATAGCCATAAAATAGTCTAGATGTCATATAATCAGTAGGGATATGGTTATTGTTGTGGTTGTAGAGTCATTCTGGAGCCCTACGGGCATCTAGAACCAGCAGGAGGGTATATCCCAAGGGGATACGAATCGAGGGCCTCAGGAGTGATCCCGAAGGCCCCGAAACTACAGTTTATACTAGAACTGCCCACAAACTGCAGAAGCAAAGATACTACAGAACAGCTTCTTTGACTTATGAGACTTACCAAACCGCATGAAGGTTTGTGTGATTTCCTTGATGTTTTCTTCTTCACACTCAATATCACCAAAGGACGATATATTACCACTATTCGCAGTTAAGACATAGATGTACTGATCGTACCCAATGATGTTTTCGTAGGCAGCGATGCCAACTTTACGCAGTTCCCGCATTGCGTTGTTAATATCAATCTTAGTCTCGGATATATTCTCAAGCATCTTAAGATCCTCTTGACCATATTCGTAACTATAAGGACGGCGGGTCAAGTCATACGATTCATTCATACACCCGATTGTATTCTTCAACGATCTCTGACTATTGGAGATATAGAAGCATAACGTATTCGTACCATATAGAGCTTTAATGTTCTTTAATAATGCATGATGGTGAACGTTATGCACATGCGTATTTGTGCGGGTCTTGCCGACGCCATTTGTCAACTTCACCTTGCCTCCAGCTATCCTGCCATACGCAGCGGTTTCAACATTGCGTTTATCCCATGGAGTATAGACATCATAATTGACAATCTTGCATCGCGAACCAGAACCGTCAGATAGGACAATGAGGTTCGATACCTGAACATTCGTCTTCGCAATGAATTCCTTCAGTATGTAAGTAACTGCCACGAGAGCTTCGTTTAACGGTGTGGAACCCATGTGTTCAAAACTAGAAATTACCTTGCAAGGGAATTCAATAAGACCAAGATAAAGGTCCTTCTTCGCTCGGAGATATATTGACTTAGGCATGGACGAGGATAACACTTCTATAAGATGAAGATTAAGAAGCGAAAGCTCATGCGTCTGCAACTCAGGTTTTTTAGTATTACCAGGACGCACTTCATCACGTACAGAAGTAAAGGTATATACCGAAAATGGTATGCCAGTGATTCTGCAGAAGTCCGTTAGAATGATCGTCTTTTCAATTACTGCACCGATGCAGCTCGACATTGAACCCGAGAAATCCACAAGAAAAATCATTCCGTGGTTCTTGGCGTCAGCCAACTGCATTATGGTTTTAAAAATATTATCATCAGTTTTGTAGCGATGCAGCGAGTTCACATTGATGACACCACGGCGGGACTCACCTGCTCTGGTGTACTGAAACGCAGCCTTCTTACGCTCAAACTCATTGGCTAACTGGCTAGCTAACTTCTTACTATCCTTGGTGAATACATTCCACCTATTAATGATGTCAGGCTTATTTCCCATTGATAAAATGTGCGAATTATACCAAGAATCCGCATTGCGAGCAGCAATAGCCTTGGCCCACGGCGTAACAACATAGTCTAGAGCTTCGCGAGAAGGCTCAATAAATTCGCAATCAAGCGCAAAGTCAGTCTGACCAATTTCCTGCGACTTTTCAGAGAGAGCCTCGTTAAAAGCCTCTTCAGTTTCAGAAACGAATTCCTCTTCAGGTTCGTTATCTACGTTAGTGCCATCCCCATCCGGCGCCGCATCCGGATTACTCTTGCCGTTATCATCACCTTGCGTAGACTTGGCATTAGCATCGTCAGGATTGCTGCTTTCATCATTATCAGAATCTTCAGTTTTGGCCGAGTCAGAATCTTCAGTTTCGTCGCCAGACTTCGTGGGAATGTTGTTATCGTTGTCAGAATCTTCAGTTTCGTCGCCAGACTTCGTGGGGATCACATTGTCCTCAGACTTCTCAGGCTCTTCATCGGTTGAGGGTTCATCCTCTTCACCGCCAAAGCCCCCAACGTCTTCGCAATCTGATCGATCAGCTTCAGTATCGCTGATGTCGACCTTAATTTCCGGCATTGCGCTAACTTCAGGTTCGGCTTCCTTAGACATAAAGTTATCGATGATGCGATTAGCGACACGCTCGACGTCCTCCGCAGTTTCTACAGAGAAAGCATCATCTACAAGAGACTTTTCTTCGGGTGTGAAATTGGGGTTAATTATACCCGTACCACACTTGGCAAGGACGTTCAAGCGATCAAGGACGTTCATGCTATCAAGAGCAATCTGATCCTTGACGTTCTTTCCGAAGAAGTCGATATCGAATAGATATTTGTACCCAGCGCGGAAGTCCTTGATGAGGCCCGGGTAAGACCGCATAATTTTCTTCTCAATGCGGATATCTTCAAGGATGTTGAAGACGGAATGAAAGCGACGATACTTCGGGTTCGATTTGAGAGCATTAAAATCTTCGATTGAGCTCCATAGCGCATGCCCCACTTCGTGACCTATAAAGAGATCGTACACTGCACGAGGAGCATCAAGCATCACTGGCAATCCCACCGTACGTGTCTCCATATTAAAGAAGGCCGTGCGATATGTTGCAGAACGATGGATTTTGATGTTTTCCTTGGCGAGTAATCGACCGACAGTATTTTGTACGTCGACGGCGAAGGGCGAATGGACAGCATCATTGGTCTTTGGTATTGTATCTATCATGATACCATTATACCACAGTTTGGGCCCATTTGTACACCATTATTTTAGCCAAAATGCGTAAATTGGCCTACAAGAGACCTTTAAGACTGAAAATAATCTTGACATGCAGCCTAAACTAGGGACGCAAGATAGAAATAATGGCTATTTGCGGTTGGCAATTGGGCGGGATCTGTAGCTCCAGAGACGTCAATACTGTAGTGAGAGAAGAATGATAAAGTATTTCCGTACGTGGCATTTTCTGCAGTATTAAGTAGAGTAGAATCGCCCAATAATGTCATTCTGATAGTTGTTGCTGTAGAAGTTGGATTATACACATTAGCAGAAGGTTGGATGATTGAAGCTGCAGCATTGATCGCCCCCGCGAAGATGTTTGAGCAATCAGTAAATGTGAACCCAAGTGCTGAAGGACGGAATGTTACTTGTGAACCTTCCCAGATTTTGAATGCTGAAGTGCAGTTGCTGAAGTTACATGGCGCTATAAATGATATGTTAGAATCCTGCTTCAATGTGAATGTGCATGTATCAAAATTTAGATATGCGAATTCAACTGCTGCATGTTTACGACCAGTGAAAGAAAGATCCATGCCTTGAATCGTCACACCTGTATCGCCAGTAGAAGCGATTGTTTCACCTGTGATAACCACTTTTCCTGGACCACTAGGGAGATAATCAGTGAGATTTGAATCACCCACCACAAGTGTTGCCATATCATCAACGGGTGTGGCTAATGGTCTATTAAACTGAATTGTAAGTGTGACGTCTGGGCTTATATAATCGAAAGCGCGAAGAGCGTTTTGTAATTGTTCAATTGAGCTATATGTTGTTTCATCTGGATTAATGACAAACAGCGTATCTTGGTCGCACGAAACTATACGATTATATCCACGGAAATATCCAAGCTTAGTACCATAATCATATGACGCTGCCGTTTGATAAAAATCGAGCATTTCATCCATATATACTTCAAACGCGGCGCGCTGGTCAATTAATTCTAGATACTGTGCTGACAAATTGTCCCACTGCGCTTCATACGTTTCTGACTCAAGGATGGCATCATTAATTTCCTGATCCCTATCATCAAGTGAGCTCACTACTAATGCGTTTAGAGCAGTATCTAACGCCAAATTATCTGATACGACCTGATCCAAAGCGTCCGATGCTAGCTGAAGCGCCGCAGCATTGGCAGTTTCTTGGCTAGTAATAATGTTGTTAGTTCGAATGACCGTGGTGTTTAATGCATGGAGAACATCTGCGACATTATCTTCATCAAATGCTGTGTAGTCATTATCAATCTTAATAGTTGAAGCTAAATGCGAAGTAGTGGCCCCAGTCGCATGATTGACAAGATCAGATTGAAGTCCAACAATTACATTGGCTAATACGGTTATTACTGTTTCGAGATTTGTTGCAGTCGTTAATGCGCGTAGAGCAGCATCTGCACCAAGTCTATCAACTCGAATTGAAGGAGCTTCGTGGGACACTTCGGCCGTGTTATTGATATGAGCATAAAGAGGAATAAGTGCTTCGGCAACATTATTAACAGTGTTGCTTTCTAGATCAGTAAGGTCAGCTGTTGAAATTTGATCAGCACGATGGGCACCAACAACGCTGCCTTCTATATGTTGGTTCAATTCATAGATTGCTGCTGCATTTGCCGCGTTCTGTGTCAATATGTCAGCTGCAATTCCCAACACTGAACGAAGAATGTCTACTTGACCCTGAGTCGGCGCATTAGTGTCAGACCCTATTGTTTTACTTAAATCTATTGTGCTCATATCTGTATTTATACGGCTTAGTTATAACGTGAAAGCCATGTACCCTTTTCTAATGAAGCTTCGGTTAACGTAATTGCTGTAGAAAGATTATCAACTCCCACGGTATTTCGTGTAGTACTTTGATTATACTGCAATTGGCCAGGTGTTGAATATTTATGAGTGTTCCACTGGCCATGAACAAAATCGTTATAGTTCAAAAATAAGCTACCGCCTCTAATCTCCACAGAGCGCACTGCTAATGACGATAGGGGATTACTAATGAAATTCTTTTCAGCCATCGAGAAGGAAGCTTGAAGACTTCTGCGACCATCTCCTATCGCAATTGGTCCGTATAGATAAAAGCTTGAACGTTCGTCAATAACAATATTCTGATACCAACCATGATATAGATTACTTCCTGCACCGATAAAATGCAAAACAGATAGAGGAACAAACGCAGTGTTTTCATATAGTTCAAATGTCGTTAAGCCTTTATCTGTGTTATTTCCGTTATACTGCGAAATAGCGCGCAGATGACTTCTACCCTTGCAACATATTGCGATAGCTTGTCCAACATTAGTGCTTTCAGTATTGTCTAATAGAGGTCCTTCAAATACAAATGACAATGCTTCAGGAACATTAGGCCATGTTAAATTTACAACATGCTTACTTGACTGGAATATATCAACCGTGCTACGATCATCAACGAAGATGCCAAACTTATTCCATTTGCCCGATAGCTTCATTGGACATACAAAATCTAGCTTGCTATTATTCGTTACTGATACAGCTGTTGAACCATTGCCTGTAGCATGCAGCTCAATACTGTTAAGCTCAATATTGCATGCGTCAGGACCAGAAGAATACGTAATACCAGACGATCCAGAAAAACTAAATGTCGTTAGAATATTAGAATAGTTGTATGCGAGCAATGGACTTTCAGCACTCTCTAGTTCGCGTTCGCCGCGAAGAATAATCTTACCGGCGCCTGGTAGAGCAATGCGATTCAGATCTAAACCTGTACTAAAGTTATAATATCCTGCTGGGAAGTTTAGTGTTAGGACACCCCCAGTCGCAACGTAATCGTAATTAGACTGAATAGTAGAATATACTTCATTGTTACGAACAGTATCAGATACCACAAACTGTTGTGTTATTTCTTCATTATCAGTAAATGCTCTTGCTATGATTTTCAATTCATCGGGAGATGCAATACCATACGTAACTGAATACCCAAGATTAAACATACTATTTGCATTAGTAACCCTCCAACCCATTTCACTCATCACGTCGCGATACGCAGCCATAGATGAATATGTTCGATTAACTTTACTATTCAATAGAGAAAAATCAACGCCTTCAGTCGTTGCAACTTTAAAGCCAGAGATCGTTAACTCAGTAGCGCCAGCTGCTGACATATCGTCGAACGCAGTTGCAAGATCAGAGAAATCGCATGCCAGTGACGCTGCGCCAGAAGTGGTTCGGCCAGTTTGTCTTTGCACGATTGGCTTGTATTCCTTAATCGTGTTGAATTCGTAATATGAAAACGCCGGCTGATAACGACTCCTGTTGGCATACCCATCTAGATATAATTCTTCATATGTCGTCCAGGTCGTCTGGATTTTCATTGGCCACTCAGTCCATGGAGTCTTGCCAAAGTAAATCACTTCGCCATCAACCGCTTTAACAGCGGCAATCGTCATAACATAATCATCTGATACGTTAATGGTGTACTTGTTTCCAAGATTCACAGTCCTATCAGCAAGATTTTGAATTGCCCATTTAACTTGATCAATACGTCCAATTGAATACTCAATATTCCCATTAGCATCTAACTTAGGCGCGCGGGGACCATTGTCAAGTGGAGGGAATGCTGTTTCGTTTAGCAACGAAGCCTCGCGATAAAAGCGTCCATCGTTCATTGCTATACCACCATTATGGTATCCAAAATAGTCCCAACTATCATTCTCATTGATTTGATTAAAGAAGTATCCAAACACTTCGTTGAATGCATTAGAATCAACTGTTGAATGAATTTCAAAATCAGAAAACCATAATTGAGGTTGCTCCCATGCTTCGCGCGAAGAGTTAATGCTGCTTGGCAACCACGACGATGGGTACCAATATTTATCTTCGCCTACGGGAATCATTCGGTTGAATAGTTGCTTAAGATCAAACGTTAACGAAGCTCTGACTGCACCGGCGTCACCAATAACACTTTCTGCGAGAGCTGGGTTAAGTGATTCAAGTTTAACTTCAGTTTCAGCTGATGTTGCGGGATCAATATATTTTGCTATAGGAATTGTATTATTTGGCTCGAACGTTACTTCGGTCGATTTAACTATAGCAGGAATAACACCAACAACCTGTGACAGAACTTCTTCGCTATTGAGTGTTTGCGACTTAATAAGCAACGTATTATCTTGAAAGGTTATTAGATAATCTGGACCGTAATCTTTTTCAGTGATAGTTGTTTTTAAATCATCAAGGGTAAAGAATATGCCATTGTTTAAATCAGCATTCAATTGTGTTAGTGCACTAGGTGAACCAACATTACTTACAAATTTAAATCCCTCTAATGTAACGCCCCAAAAAGCATTAGCTTCACCTACTGGATGAGCTGCAAGGAACACATTATTAAGTGCAGAAAAATCGCATAATATCGATGAACCTTCTTCGATAAGAACACCTGGTTCTGATTCGTATACTGGAGGCGTTGTTGTGTACTCTTCCCACGATTGCTCGCCTTCAACTTCGATTTTACGACGTACATCATACGTAGCGTCCACTGAAATTAATTCAGTATTTGTTGGATCATTAGCAACAATACTAAATGTCATTGGATCGCGTGTTACTAATGGATCTACATCGCCATTCTCGTAATCATGATTCCAGCCGTTTTCATTAATCGTAATTGTGTAATTTGGAATGAGCTCATTTGCAGCGCGAATCTTCGAAATAATATAACGTCTAAATGATCCAGGTGTGCTATAATCGCCAGGAGGTACTACTAATAGATCATTTAACGCCATGTTAAGATGATACAAGGCCGTAGGATCCACAGTCGTTCTGAATACTAAACCTGTAACTTTAACATCAAAATATCCACCATCAACGTAATCTTTTGCGATTCCCCACACATCATCATAAAGAGGAATCGTATTCATCGTTAACGAAGCGTTGGCACTTACGAAATTAGATTCAAATTGAGTTGAGTTGGCCGCATTAAGTGATGGTAACGCAACTTGGTGTGATTCAAATTCAGTGATGCGATAATTAGCAACTGGATCGTTGCTGCTATTAAGAACACTTCGTGAAAGCATTCGGCGTTCAATAACTGGAGTTACAGTTCGATTCAAATAAGAATCACCTAACGTGTGCGTTGTACGCGGATCAGTTGTGGCAAGGTCCGTGTTTTCATCTGGAATGCTATATCGATATGTGGCGTCAGCATGGTCAACAGCGACCGCTTCATCAACAGTATCCCAAATATCTCCAGGCAACGCTTCGGCTCGAGGATCCTCTTCGGTTGGGTACGTATACGGTGGTGATGGAAGTGTTTCCTTAATGTCAACGACGAAATCAGCAAACCAATATGAAGGTGATTCCGCCAATACGTAGAGACGTTCATTCAATACTAACATTTTTGTTAATTTGGTACCTAACGCTCTGCCATACCACTCGTAAAGTCTCCATGGCTGATGTTGAGCAGGCGTTGTTGTAGCAGGCGTGCCTTTAATGAAGTCAGCTGCAGGGTTATGCACGAAACTCGCTAGTTTGGCATCAAGATTTGCAAAGCCTGCTATTAGAGCGCTATTAACTGAAGCTGCAGTAGTAACGCGAGATTCTTCAGCACTGGCTAAAAGGTCTCTAGATATGTCATAAGGCGGTGTGGGAATTCTACCCTCGGTTAGAACAGCAATCCACGAAAGTGCGCGTAATGATTGCGCCAAAGATCCATCAGAAATATCACCCGCTGCCGGTGCAGTAGCTGGAGGAAACTCTATTCCATCGTAAGGTTCAGACATCCAGTATGCTAACAAATCAAAATCCTGTGTGAGCGATTCGTTGTGCACGGTGTCGATCTGCAACCTAGAAACAGTTAGAATGTTTGCTGCGAGGGTTACACTAAAGCTTGGTATAGTTACGCCTGCTACTGCTGATTCTAATGCAGCCATGGAAGCATATGAAGTGTTAAGCACGTCATTCAGTACACTTAAATCTACACCTGTAGTTGACAAAATATTGAACCCGCTGAGAGTCACATTACCAAATAACACTGGATTGTCCATGATCGCTGCGAGATTGCTAAGATCAAATTCAATTGACGCGGGCACATCATTTAGAGGATTAGCATCAGGCTTATTACCGACAACCTGTGTTATAGTCACAACAAGAGGATCGTTAGTGTATACCGTATATTCGTTTTCAACCAACTCAAGCTTGTATGATGCTCTAATTGCGGGATTTGAATCGAGAGTGCTATCTTGAATCGTATCTGCTGTATGAAAATAATCGATTGCGTTTTTATGCTTTGTAAATTCTGGTTTATACGTCTGAATGCCATCGTACATGCGAATGAATGAAGATAACAGCGTGTCAACATCAGCAAAACCAGAAATAGCATTGATCGTTAAAAGCCCTGCTTCTGAGAACGCCACTTGCTCAAGTGTGTGAGCTGCCGTTTGACGAGTGACGTGAGAATAAATTGAATCGATCGCATCTTGTAAATTACTAAAACCAAGTGTAGTGTAAAATGCTTCAAGACTCGCCCAATCAATATTCTGTGTATTATAAAGAGGATCAAGCCACCAATGGTCGTAATACGGCGAAGCGTAATCAAAACTAATATCATCATCAGTTGGAATTACTAGCTCTATATTTGAAGCTAAATGGCGGGGGTCATCATCACCAAGATCCTCTACTTCTCTATGTATTGAAACATCGGTATTAAACGCATCGCGATTTGCTACTACCCCGGCGATATCAGTTGGCCATTCAATAAGATTGCGAATAGCATCTTTGATTTCTTGATTAAGAGCAAGCGTGCCAGAGATTAACGAAATATTGCTATTAACTGTCGTGTTAGGAATGCGGACAACTTCTGATGCATCAGAAGAACCATCCCAATATGAGTAAAGGCATTGTAAGTAATCAACATACTCTCCGTATTGCATTCCTGACAATTGCTCCATTGGTCCAATTGGAACACCGGCGTCTGCTTCAAAAATGATAGTATTTCCAGATCTGCTAACACTATACCCAGTTCCAGGTGTTGCGGCAAGGGCATCTAAAAAATCGTCCAATGAATCATGCGCCGTATTATTGCCAAGATTGTTTATATCACTTAAAATGAAGCCAAGCTTTTGCAACGTTAGGAATTCAATCCACACAGAACCAGTGCCGGCCCAGCCCGGATTATTTGCTAGAATGTCTAGAAGGCCCTGTTGCGCTGCATCGAATATCGGTTGTAGAAAACTAAAATCGATCGTAAATCTTTGAGTTGCATTTCTGCCTATATCTATAGTAGCCATGTTAGTATTTATATCTCCATTTTACTATGGCTACCAGCACTCTTATGAATGCCTCTCAATACCTCGCCCCATCGGGATCCCATTTTACGTTCAGCACGTTTATGCACTGACACTGTGTCATAAACAAAACTAATGCCAGAATAATCGCGTCTAACCTTACCTTTGGTCGAACACTTCGGGCATTTTTCACCAATGGGTACTTCACGATCACTTATTGATAAGTCAACGCAAAACACCTCATTGCAATTTTCACACACATATTGGTATATCATATCATCCTATAGAATGTTTGGCCATACTTCTTTAACAATATCTTTGGTAATCTTTGGATAAAGCTCTTCAAGCTTTTTATCTTTAACAACACAGATCAACTGCGCGTCTGCAATATTTACAGTCTCCAATAAGCTTATAAATGCAGCTTCCTTCTGCAGCTTCGACCCTTTTGCCTGTACAATCAGCTGACCCATTACCGAAATTATACGGTCGGTGACTTTAACAACTGTCGTGTTTGGCTTAAATGGCGGTTCACCTTCGGGAAATGGGAACTGCACCTTATCATTGAAATTTGCTGCAAGAATTGTCTTAAGGACAAACGATTCGTTTTCCTTTAAACGTAAAATAAGCTCTTCACGATCACGCTTTGCGGACGGTCTACCTGCGCGCTTGCGCTTTGACAAATCAACAATGTTGTCGAAAATTGCTGTAATGGTACCATTTAAAATTGGTGTTTCTTCGTTTAGTACGACACCAGGCGTGGTCTGTGTTGCGCGGTTTTTAGCATCTGCGGCCATAATTATATCTCCATTGTGTATTAGTATTTATCAGAAAAACTCAGGCAGCTTTTCGATCATTGTATTACAACGCTTCTTGATGAGATAATTCAAGAATGCATTTTTGTTGACAGGTTTGCCAACCTTACTCTTAGCTTCGAACTCAGTCCGAATAGCTTCTACGATATCACGGGGGAGAAAATTTAAATCGATGACAGTTTGATTGCGATCAAAGTTTCTTCGATGAACATCCTTTTCGAAAGCAGTATCTTCATCGTTTAGAAAACTATGGTATAATGCTTCTAACTTTTTCTTAGACACAGGCGTTTGGCGTTTTCCTTCAGTCACTAGAACATCATCATCAGAAAAGATGTTGGGAACTCCATCACCTGTATCGCCCTTAACAATATGCTCAAACAGATAACGTCTCGGATCTTTCTCCACAAGCTTCTTCTTTAGCAGATTCGAATACTGACTGACGTTGGAATATCGCTGTAGTTGGAGAAAATCCTTATCAGCCGAGACGATCATCACGGGCTCATGACATCCGAACTCTTGGGTTCCCTTAACCAATACTGCTATGACATCGTCTGCCTCCGCTCTAGGAACATCTACAACCGTAAATGGGGAGTATTGATCAATCTCCGATTTAATATTATCCAACCAACCATAAACTTCAACCCAATCAATAGGCGAAAGCTCTCGGCCCTTTTTACGATTGGCTTTGTAGAACTCAAAAACTTCTTTTCGCCAAGACCCATGATCGCATGCGAGAACTATATCTCCATGTGATTGCTTGAACTTTCGATTATAGAAGCTAATGCTATTCAAAATCATATGCCGCATCATATTCTCAGACAGTTCTTCTCTACCATGCTGCACAAAAATACTTGCTACGGAAATTCCTGAAAAATCGATAATTGTCATAATATATTCCTATGTTAATTTCTAGATCTAATATAACATAAAGGAGCGGTGTTGTACACTATTATTTTTCTATGGACATATGTTTAACGTGAGTTGCGTTAATTCTGCAGTTAATTATGCCGTTATAATATTCATCCTGCTTCAGCAAAACGCCGCGCGTAAATTGCTCTTCGCTTTCGCGATACGATAGTTCGCCTTTAGTGTAGCAGAGATGAAGGATCTCTCGATGAAAGATATCAAGGCCATGCTCTTCAAGCAGCAGCTTAATATTTTCGCTTGATCCACAGTATTTTTTCCAATCGGACTCTGGGTATGAAACGCGTTTACGCTTATTTCCTTTTAGTGGTGGTCGCGAAACTTTGCGAAAGAACCGCTTTTGTCCGATGTACTTTTTGTTATTCTGAAGATTAGTGACGCAATATACAAACCCTACAGCATCGCCAATCATCTCACTAGTAAACTCTTTGCCATCATATATCCATTCATTCATATAGTTATTTATACCTTGTCGTGATAGCCACGCTTAAGTATCACTATATCTCTTTGACCAAACTGAATACAATTCTTGCGAATATGTGGATTCCAATCTCGCCAATATGAATGATGGCCGAAACGAAAATGGCATTCACGGCAAAGAGTGATAAGATTATCTGGATCGAATCTAAGTTCTGTTACCATTGCCCATGGTTGGATATGATGAACTTCTAATTGTTTGATTCGACCACAACATTGACAAAAGGCCTCGGTAAGTAGGTGACTCTTCCTGACCTTACGCCAGTCGCCACCTCTTACCGAGGCCTTCAATTTATCTTGTATAGTCGTTATCACATGACTATTTATTCATCATCGTCGTCATTAGTCTTCTCCCTAACAAGGAATGAATCCAAGAAGGGTTTCCACTGAGGCTTCATATCGATATGAGCAGTCATTTGATTCATATGCAAAAACCACGAAGGCTTCTTAGGTTCAAACAACAATCTCATTCCTGCTTCTTCAGGTGTACGGTCAGCCTTGAAATGATTGCAGGGCTTGCATGCAGAAATTGTATTCTGCCATGACTTTGGTCCACCGAATGATTTCGGATTGATGTGATCAACCGTCAATTCCTTTTTGGTGAATGTTTGGCCGCAGTAACCACAACGATATCCATCGCGCACAAATAAGCTTTCACGCGAAAACTTTACTTGGTTCTTTGGAAGACGATCGAACTGGGTTAGAATTACAACCTGTGGTACAGCTATACGATTATTAACCGTATGGATGATGTGCTGAGTAGGGCTCTGCTCAATCTTAAGAGAAGCGTCTAGCCAACTTTTGAAGTTATATTGAATATAGTTTTGATCCACTACGTGGCATTTGTCCTGCATCAGCAGCGACATAGTACGCTTCCAATTGATAACATGTATAGGCATGAAAACCTTGTTTAAAACTAGTGCGTCTCTTTTCATAATATTACTTTCAATTTGGAGGATGCAGTGAGAATCCAACTCACACAATCACGGTTTGCAGCCGTGCGCCTTTAGCATTCAGCCATACACCCATTAAACTACTTTGATCTATATTAACATATTTAGGTGTAATTGTACACCATTAGTTTTGCTGCCCAAGGTGAAAGCTCTCACCTTAGGACTTTAAATAGGTCAACCTTTAAGTCGCATTATTGGAATTGCTTCTTCACATATTACATATATCGGAGACTCATACGTCCAATTTGACGTCTCCTATTATGCGTATACCGATTGAATGTGTAAATTGGTGCGGATGGTGAGAATCGAACTCACAAATAATTCACCAAGGTTTGAGCTTGGCCGCTTTGCCAGATTGCGTACATCCGCATTTTGAAATGGTTGCTTCACCGGGATTCGCACCCAGACAAAGAGCTTCAAAGACTCCTGTGCTGCTATTACACTATGAAGCAATAAAATGGTACCAGTGGAGGGAATCGAACCCACAAACATATCACCTGCTTCTAAGGCAGGCCGCTTTGCCAGATTGCGTACACTGGTATTAAAATGTGTTTAGTAGTGAACTTTACAACGCGAGAATTTATTGCTTCGCTCCACAATCGCTATATCAAGCAATTACTTCTGTTAGCATCAACCATCCTCGTAGATGTGATATCATCTATCTTCAACGTATTTCACAGTGTGATACCATGACTAAACATAAATGGTGTGGATAGGGAGACTTGAACTCCCACGCCTTTCAGCACAACGTTCTCGACGTTGCATGTCTGCCATTTCATCATATCCACATAAAAGGTTTCGGCCCTTTGGAGATTTGAGCATTATCTATATTCTTGCTACTTATGCGCTGGGAATATTGCTTAGACAAGAGGCTTTCCTCATTGGCCTTGACACTCGTCAGTGCCCATTATTGGTGCGGATGGCGAGACTCGAACTCGCAAATAAATCACCAAGGTTTAAGCTTGGCCGCTTTGCCAGATTGCGTACATCCGCATGAATTGACACTAAAAGGATTCGAACCTTCATCTCTCTTACTTTAATCGATGGTGCGATAGGCGGGGTACGATCCCGCAACCTCCACGTTGGCAACGTGGTATTCTCCCAGTTGAATTACTATCGCATAAACTGGAGCCGACAGACAGACTTGAACTGACATCATCTGATTACGAAACAGATATTCTTCCTTTGAACTATATCGGCGAAATTGGTGCACCGGCAGGGACTCGAACCCTGATCTCACGCATTAAAAGTGCGTTGCTAAGCCAATTTAGCTACCGATGCATTTTAAATTGGTACCTCTGTTCGGTAACGATCCGAATTCTCCGGGGTAAAGGCCCGGTCATCATCCATATAATGTTTCAGAGGCATTGTAAAGTGGAGCCGACACTGAGACTTAAACTCAGTTCCCATCCGTACCAAGGATGAATTCTAATCAGTTGAACTATGTCGGCATTAAAAAAAATGGTTGGCCTGAGTGGATTTGAACCACTAACCTGCTGAGTCAGAGTCAGCCGCACCGCCAATTGTGCTACAGGCCAATAAGATGGTCCCTAAGGAGAATTTCGAAATCTCGACATTTCGGATATGAACCGAACGCTCTGCCTCTGAGCTACCTAGGGATGAATGGCGGAAGTAAGAGGTATCGAACCCCAACCGCTTTTACACGGTCCAACTGTTTAGCAAACAGCGCCCATCACCATCAGGGATTTACTTCCAAAAATTGGCTCGCGAGGCTGGATTCGAACCAGCGACAACTTGCTTAACAGGCAAACGCTCTACCACTGAACTACACGCGAATTAAATTGGAGCCGCCACACAGACTCGAACTGTGATCACTGGAGTACAAAACCAGGGCTCTAAGCCTTTGAGCTATAGCGGCAATAAATTGGTACTCCTACTAGGACTCGAACCTAGACTAAAAGCTTAGAAGGCTCTTGTGCTATTCCCTTACACCATAAGAGTATTAAAATTGGTGGCACAGGTGGGGAATGATCCCACGACCGGCAGGGTTTCAATCTGCTACTCTACCAACTGAGTTACTGTACCATGAAATTGGTGGCGAAGGTAGGAATTGCACTTACAAGTCCGAAGAGGGTGATTTACAATCACTTGAGCCCACTACCTGCTCAACTCCGCCGTGTTAAATTGGTGGGAAATGGTGGTAACGCACCACTTGTCTACTTCCGTTCTGTTTTTCGACGTTGGTTTTACAGACCAATGAACGGTACATCTCCCAAATAAAAATATGGGCCCTTATTACGGGTTTTCGACCGCGCGAGGGGCTAACGCCATGCTATTTGTTTTTGAAAGAGGTTCACCATAAACGCTCAACAATTACCTAGGATGTTAAGCTTTCTCTGCTGACGTATCTTGCGATTGGATAGCTAATCCGGTGCGGCGAGAGTCGATTTAAGGACGTTTGCCAGACAAAACTAGAAACTGACCACAGACTGGTGAATCTTTCAAAATGGTAGGACAGTTCAGAATCGAACTGAAATTATTTCTCGGTGTAAACGAGGTGCCATAACCATTAGGCGACTGTCCCTACATAAATTTTCCACGAAGACCATCTCGTTTGCGGCCTTTCGTGTGATGTTGTGTATTTTCGTATCTCTTAATCAATGCTTCTTTTACATTTTTTACATGCTCAAGTGTTTTTGGTGTGCCCTTAAGCGCGTTTTTTACAATTGCTCTTCGACAATTCTCTGAACAAGACATACGATCCAAGCTAATTGATTTACCACAGTTTTTACAAAGGCCAGAACCCCTTTTATTCCAAGCGCTTCTGCCTTTCACCCACCCTTTCGGAATAATGGTATCATTAGAAATTCGGCTATTCTCTTTAAGCTCGATATTAGAAATCCACATTGTTCCAAACGAGCCATTAAATTTACCAACGCGCTTCTTACCATTAGCGCGCCATGTATCTAAGCACATTTTTCGAACCGCTTCATACATGCGGGAATTGCGAATATGAGGAATACCACGTTCTTCACATCTCATTGCCATCATATGACAAGCATGGGCCATCTGTTTATTTTTATATATTCTAAATAAAAGTAGATGAGCAATCCAATGTTCACGACCTGTTAAAATTACTATATTAGTTAAAGAATAATCACCACCCATTGATTTGGGTAATATGTGATGCCGCTCGGTATAGCCTATGGCCGGGTGCTGAAGACGTGTATTGATTAGTGAATCGTAAATATATTTGTAGTTCATAAGGTTATTTATATATTTGCGAACTTTCAAACCCCCACAATCTGCGTGTAAAACAGAGGTTCTAGACCTTTGAACTAACAGGGCATTAAAATTGGCGGATGGAGTGAGACTCGAACTCACACGTGTTTTACCACTAACTGTTTTCAAGACAGCAGCCCGTAGACCGACTTGGCTTATCCATCCATAAAAAATTGTTCGGTGTCCTACCGTTAGACGACCACCCCGCAGTGGAGTAAGCAGGACTCGAACCTGCATTTCCGAACGTTCATTGGTCAGGGATGTGGGATTCGAACCCACGAGGCATACACGCTTAGTATACCTATCCGGTTCCAAGCCGGACGAAGATAACCAGACTCTTCCAATCCCTGTAAATTGGTGCCCTCTGAGAGAATCAAACTCCCATCATTCGGTTCGTAGCCGAGTATTCTATTCGTTGAAATAAGAGGGCATCTTATAAATTGGCACCTAGGGTAGGAGTCGAACCTACAGTTGACTTTCGTCGACGGGTTAACAGCCCGCTGCAATACCATTCTGCTCACCTAGGTATTAAAATTGGCGCCCCATAGGAGTATCGATCTCCTTCTGCTACCGTGACAGGGTAGTGTGCTTCCATTACACCAATGGGGCTTGTAAATTGGTGCGGCAACTGAGTAACGCTCTCAGAACTAATGGGTGGAAGCCATTCGTGTATCTATTAACACCTCTGCCGCTCGAAAAATGAGAGAGGATCCTTACCATCACTATTCTAAATTTGTGATGATCATTTAATTTCCGGATAGGAGAAGTCTTTAGAAACCTCTACGTCCTTGCCCTACTCTGAAACCCCTCGTAACAGAATCAACAGGCAATATTGGGTTGACCAACGGAAATCGAATCCGTATCCCCGCATTCACAGTGCAGTGCTTTTGCCGTTAAGCTATGGCCAAATTGTAAAAATTGGTGCCCCCATCGGGCTTCGAACCCGAATCGCCGGATTGAGAGTCCAGTATTCTATACCGTTTAAACTATGGGGACGATAAATTGGTGCCTCCTGTAAAACTCGAACTTACAACGTCAGGTTCGTAGCCTGATGTGATATCCGTTTCACCAAAGAAGCAATACCGTATTAAAACTTTATCTTACGGCCGATAAGCCAGCCCTCAGGCACCAGCATATCTTTTGGAACTCGTTTTGAGACCTTTTCATATGGGTTGTAAATCCACTTGGTCCCAAATTGGGAATTCCGACTGCCCAATTGACTAATTTTATTAGCCGACCCGATTCTTTTCTTAGCATCTTCTGAATGAGTTTTGCCAAGAAATGCTCGAGTATTCTTACGCTTTAAGAAATCTGGATCATCTTCAATTTTTAGTTTCAAACCCGTAACCCCTTGAATTGCGAGAATACTTCGCCAATTAGGACCATACTTCGCCTTTAATTTTTCATCTGCAGCGATCCGGCCTTTACGGGCAACTTCAACGTTGGAAAATCCATTGAGATTGTTTTTATTGATTAAATCCCAACCTCCAGAACCACCAACCTTTAGGTTATATGTGTTTTCTTCAGTTAAGAAATCTTCATTAACGATCTCAGCTTCTTTAGCATACATGTCTTCAGGGTTGTCGTAAACGAACAAAATCTCTTTGGTAAAGTTTTCAATACCATTCTTCTTTTGAGCTCGTTTTAGATACTTACCTGAACCCATATAATTGTCATTCGGATCAATGGTCTTATGGCTTCCAATATAGAACTTGCCATTGATCCGATTCGTTATCTTGTATATCGTATAGAACATAGAATTACTCCATGTTCTTATTTATACAAGTTCGAGTCTTGACTAGACTCTGAAAGTAGCGGAGGTTGGAATCGAACCAACGTCACTGGGGTTATGAGCCGCAGCGGGGAACCAGCACCCCACTCTGCAAATTGGTACCCCTGAGCGGTTTCGATCCGCCTCCCTTTGGGTGAAAACCAAAGATCCTAGCCAGTAGACGACAGGGGCATTAAAAATTGTTGGTGGACGATGCCGAACTCGAATCGGCATCCTCTGAGTGCAGGTCAGAGATTCTAGCCTTTGAACTAATCGCCCTTAAAATGAAAATATAATGATCTATGTTTTAGCTGTTGATCACGGTCTACAACCATATCAACAAATTTCGAAAATGATAATGTTGATAAGCAAAATTCAGCTTTAAGCTGAGAAATATACTTTGCGAACTTTGAACAACTTCTATGCAATTGGTACGAGGAGAGGGCCTTGAACCCCCATATCAACTGGTTATAAGCCAGCCGGCTTCACCGATTTGCCTATCCTCGCATTAAAATGGTCCGCGATGGTGGTAACGCACCACCTTTCCCTGTGTATCAGACAGGAGTAATAACTTTTATACTAATCGCGGATAAATTGGCAGGTCCACCCAGATTCGAACTGAGACAATGAGTTTTGGAGACTCTCGTGCTACGCATTACACTATGAACCTAACGTAAAAATGGTACCCCCGTTCGGTAACGATCCGAATTCTTCCGGTTAAGAGCCGGAACATCATCCATATAATGTTTCGGGGGCAACTTGAAAAAAGGACACTCGCATTTTTGATAACAAGGTTGTAGAGTGTCAGCTCTCTATCCTTGGATTTTTTCCAATTTTCAAAACTATATTCAATTGTCAATGATCGATAACAAAAAAGCCTCTTGGCTTTTCAGCTAAGAGGCAAACATAAACGAGCTATGTATGCGTCTTAACCGACACCCTCATCAGGTGTAATTTCGGCATTATGTTTCCATTGTGTGGAACATGTCCCTGCCAGGGGATTACTAAATCTATATAACTTCTTTATCATTCTACTCTTATTTATACAACTTACTGCCTTCAATCTCAAATTATTTTCAATTATTTTCAAACTCTGGTAATACTATACCACAATGTCCGTGGATTGTACACCGTTATTTTTCAATAACCGCTGCTTTCAGGTTGCTATCCCTTTAGCATCTAGATCTAGTATAACACAATGGCCATGGCATGTACACCATTATTTTCAGTTTTCGGTAACTTTTTTGCTAAGTTGGCCATTATCAGGTACTTAGGGCTAAAAATAGTTTCCCGTACCGCGCGCGCGCCTATATATTAAGATCGCACACGCCGCCTGCACATGCCTGAGAGCCCATTTCATCTGCCTTTATTAAAAAGCTCTCTTCCACGAGGTTCACCCAATCTACAGTTTTATATGTGCGTGATAGGTCACACCATAGTTTCCAGTTAGAAACATCCTTGAGGCAATACGTCATTTGACGAAGATCGCCATTGAAATAGCGATCAGCAAACTGCCGGCCCCGGCGGATCCAATCCATTTTTGCCGTGCGGGAATGTATAAAATCGTTTGATGGACAATCATAAGCGTCTATTGGTTCAAATTCTGTGTTTTCGCCAACACCTAATAATGTATCACACGCACGATATAGATTCTTGAAAGCCGCTAGGCCATCAACAATCATTCCAGATGCAAACACTGAAGCATCTCCATACATTTTGACTAGTTCTAAAGGTGAGTATACAGCACAGAATGGCGCTTGGTCGTAGTCCTTATCACCTGCGAACGACAATAGGGAAATACCAGCAAAGCTTTTACGGTTACGATAAATGTAGCTTTCGACAGCATCCCATTCATTATCCTGAAGTGTGATAGTGTTAGAGACGTTATTCCGTACAAAGTCTCTAACGCATAATTCCTTTGTTGTGCCTTCTTCGACCCAATTCATTTGAGTCAGTTTAACATGCTCAAGCAAATCAATAGCAGACATCTTATTCTTAACCTTAGCGCCATCTGGCACCTCGCACAAGAAGGTGATGACTTCATCGGTATCGTTAGCGCTCCATACACTATCTTCAACAGCATCAATATTTACGGATTTGAAATGTTGTGCAGGAAACTCTAGTTTATTAGCTTGAACTCTACGCATATATCGTTTGGCGTGATGAGGATGAATTCCAGAAGCAGTTCCCAATATGCAGCTTGCGCTTCCGCTCGGTTTGACGCATGTGCAGCGTGCGGCGGGATTGATGCCTATAAGATTTGCTGTAATCCGATTCCACTTCTTGACGACTCTCGCGCCTTTTCGCTGAATACGTTCATCAAACAATACTTCAGGATTATCCATCATACCTGTAATAGAAACACCAAGCAGAGCTTCGCGGCGGGTGATCTTTTCTGTTATTTCACCAAGATATGGGAAGTCTGTATATCCTGCCTGAAGTGTACCCAGAATTGCGGCGGCCTTGCACGCATCATAAAACTTTTCTTCATCAGAAGCCTTCTTCCCATTAATCTCTGTAAGGTTGCAAAACTGAAAGCCTGATTCTTCAGATCCATCATCATTATACCAAATGGGCCACATCCCGATTTCAACGCAGTTGTGTACAAGCATTCCATTTGCAAAAAAGTTATGATTACTTTCTACAGTAATATCATATACATCTTCATTGCGTTCAATTGAGAGTCTTTTAACTTTGGACACGTCTTACCTCTTTCCATTTCTGTAATTCTTTTTCATAAGTTGATCTTTCTTCAATAAATTTACAAATTGACTTTCCTTTAATAATGCAAACTTCAACATCAGTAATTTCACTGAGGATAATGGCTTTATCTGAGTTATTATCCCAATATCCTTTAATCTCAACAATTTTTAACAAATTCCAGTTATCGTCATATAGAAAAAAATCCGGACGATAGATTCGGCCATCTGGCATTACGTAATGCGTAACTTCAATTTTCCAATTTTGTTTAGTACGGTTGAGCCACTTCGCAAAGATGAATTCGTATGTTGATCTTAACCAAACATCATTATTTGTTGTGCTATTATAAAAATACCCCTGAACACCTCGGGCGTTGTACTTTTTAATTTTACGTCTAATATCTGGATTAAACCATCCACTATGCGTTTTCCATTCACTAATTGCTTTATCAGATCTTCTTTTTCGTAGAGCGTCAGTTACAACGGACTGTCCTTTGCGAAGTGGAATTTGATATAGATTCATCACTTGGCGCATTAACATATATGACGTGTTCAATTCCTTAGCAATGACCTTTAGACCTTCTTTGTCTATTAGGTATCTTTTATTTAGCAAATCATACAATTCTTGACCTGTGGGTGAAAGCATTCTTTCATATCTGAAGTTTTGGCGCTCGTTCTGAGTAAAATTACACCAAAAGGGATGGCACGAATCATATTTTCCATATAATCTATAAAATAACATTTGTGAATCCATGTTATTATTTATAAATCATAGAATTTCAACATCATCGTCTTCTGTCAAATCTTTTGCTTCAACATATCCTCTATTAGTTGTCCATATCTTATGATCGGGCGTGCATTTAAGAAACTGACCATTGCATAATTCAATTTTAACTATTTCCGCGTCAGCACGAGTCATCGCAGCATTAGTAATCGTTTTCCATTCACGAACGTTAGTCTCAATATTCATACTTAATGCTTCTAGCGTAACCTTCTTCGATATAAACAAACTAACCAAAACGTCCATTCGCACAAGCCGTTCTTCGCCATTCACTTTTACGTTGACCAATGTATCAGCAGTCACGCATGGGTTTACACTTACATTTTCATGCTCGGCCCATACAAACCCCGGCTCGCCGAATTCGCGGGTCTGTTTGAATAGATCTGCAAATTGCTGACGACCCACATCATTTCGAATAAGAAGAGCGCTGTTATTACTTCGAGCACGCTGGGGATTAGTCAGGAACCAATCTCCAGTTTTTGCCATGGCCATTTCTGTATCTTCTGGCGAAAACAAATTGATACAAGCGGATCTACGGATACCACCTGACAGAACCGAGTCAGAGATGTGCATCAGAATATCATAGCAGTCAATTGGAGGTAACTGGACGGTTCCAGAATCACTTGATTCTATTCGCCTATTAATCAACCCCTGTATACGCTCCAACGCCCTCTCGAGGCCCTCAGGACCAGGTGCAATTCCACCCCAACTGATCAAAGAACCTCTTGGACGAATCTTGGAAAAATCAAATTCAATGTGCCAACCGAAGTATTCTGGAAATGGCTGATCTTCAACAAAGAAGGAAGACATAAGAACACCAACAGCATCGGCCCAACCTTCGACACTATCTTCAACGACATACTTTTTAGCACCAACGGTTTCGCGATATACTCGTTTTTGAACCTTTGGCAACTTGTTGACATGACAATACTGCGTCGAAAATCCTACACCAACTCCACACAGCAAAAGGTATAGGGCTTCTTGGAATGCCCGAGGGCGGTCAACATGACCAGATGAGCAATTATAGATTCGTTCGTTTTTCTTAAGGATAGCTTCTCCTCCAAATTGCAATGCTCGCTGTGAACCAAGGATTGTCTTTGAAGCCAATGCCCGTTCTGCAATAGAAATGAGCTCGCGAAGTTCTTCCGACTGTGCAAGCTCATTTACATATTTTCTACGGTGCATATCAAAAACCCGATCCACTGTTTCGCGGAATGTTTCACGACGTTTCTTCTCTGGAAGATGACGCGCATAGCGTGAATAAAAAATGTAATCCTGTAACGCTCGAATGCTCATGTTAGTTTCCTTTTACTTATTAAATCATGTTCTATCTTATCACATAATTCAAGTCTTGTACACTGTTATTATGGGAATGATGTTCTTAGAATCCGTTGGCAGCACGTCTACGAATAGATCTTACAGCACCGGTATCTTCATCTTGAAGAATTACTGTAGCCTTTGGATACTTCTTTACAAAGCTACGGATTTGTGTTTGTGTGTCATCTGCAAGATCGAGATAGTTATTCCAACGCTCATGTTTGTTGCGACCTGTATCAAATCTACGAAATACGTCTGAAGGTACTTTGAAATGCTGATACTTTGCACCAGTATGATGAACTAACGGCTTTGGAATATCGGGCATGTCTGCAGTAGTCATTACCTCTTCTTTCATCAAGTCTTCTGAAATATCATGGCCACTAACAATAACAGGACAGCCTGTCAGCTTATGTGTAGCCTCGAATAACTCAGTAGCAAAATGAATGCCCAAGGATTTTTTAATTACTATAGTCGTTCCTGCTGCGGCTTCGACATACTGATTTTGCAAAGTATGTAGTGGCACAGAATTACCCAACTGATAAAGGCAATTCTCTTTAAGGTCAAAAGGCGTTTGGTTTGATTCGTTCAATTCATCAATATCAATGCCCAGTGCTTCAACCAATTGCTCTTCAGTGCATTCAACATGAGCCTTAAGAAGATATAGCGCTGCGGCGTATGATCCAACTTTGCGAAGCATTGAAGGCATCCGCTGCATAACACGTTTAATGTTAAACACTAAACGATGGAAATATGTAAAGGCACTCTTCTCATCGCCTGTTTCTGGCTTGCGTATAAGCGCGCCATTATCATCGATCAATCCCATTTCATACGCCTGAGTCTTGTCCCAATCCTGCGTCAACAAACGTAGGAATCTAAATGCATATGCTGTATCCGATGCTCTCTTTAATAACCCCATCTCAATACTCTCCAAATATTACAGTAACTTCAATCGATTAACGACATTTTGATCAATGGCGCCAGATGACTCTGGAGGAAGATAATTCAAAAATCCCAAAAACCCTCGCAAAGCCGGATGCGAACTCTTATCACATCTAAAGAATAACATTTCATTCGCGCAAGCAATATCAAAAACATTATATATTGACACTAAATGATTAACCAAAAGTCGCTCTTGTAGATTCTTACTTTTAGTATATCGATTCAATAACCGTTTAACATACTTAATCCTCGCAAAGTCCTCCATAAATTCCTCTACAGAGAAGCATCGCGGATTAGTATAACTCTTCACAGCGAACTCGAAAAAGTTCTTTTCATTAAGCATCATATAGTTATTTATTCCTATATCGCGTCATCACGGAATGCTACCAATTCGTCTTTTCCAGTGTGACTAAACACATCTGGAATGATGAAGTAAATCAACTTGTGAGCAAACTCACCCGAACCACGCTCTTCTGCACCAAGACTCTTCAACTGCAGCTCACGATTAGTTTTGAATTTTGGAATGTTCTGGCGCTGAGTTGTAAAAATAAAGCCCAATGTGCCCTTCTTAATCGTATACTCTTTACCAATATCAGATAGTCCCTTTGGCACTCTATTCATCAAACTGGCTTCATCAATCTGAGATTCTTCCATATCGTTCATAACAACATCGATTGCAATATCAGGATCCATGCCATTCTCAATAAGAGCGTCAATCATTTTGATTTCATCGGCAAATACTTCTTCATCATATGCCGTGAAATATTCGTCTTCGCTGACATCCTCTGTCATACCACTGGCATTCTTCTTCAACCAATTATACGTATCTTCGAGTTCCTTAATGTTTGCCTTCTGAAGCTTATCATCTGGCTTAGCATTATGAGGAAGAGCACTCATCTCTGCACCTGTCTTTTTGAACATCTCGGACATTTTATATGAAGGTGATGTAATAAGCAGGCCTTGATAATTCCACCATGTACCCCATTTAGAATCTGGCATCCAGAATTCAAGAGTAAATGCCCAGCCATTCATAACAAAATCGATATATGTCATGGCTGACTGCTTAGTCTTTTTAGCCTTTTCACTCCATGGAAGTTGGCTAATCTTTTTGATCAAATCGTTATATTGTGAATCGTACTGTGTCTTCACTACAGCCTCTTCTATACCAACATTCACATCATCTGAAATACCAGACTTAGCACGAGCTTTCTTAATTTGTCGGCTCTTAGCTTTATTGACCTTAAGTGTTCCGGCCTTCAACTTCTTGTTACGCTTTGCTGCGTACTTCTTAAGTTTCAGTTTGTTCTTTTTACGATAGATTGCCGCATCGCGCTTTGCAGATGCTGACATTTTCTTTTCATCTAATTCTGTTTCTTCAACGGATTCATTTTTGTCCAATTGTGCAAAATCCTTCTTTGATACTGAAAAGTTTTTCAATTTAAGACTATTGATAATTTTCAAAATTTCTTCCTGAGACATGCCACTTGCCTTAAGAATCTTCAGTGTATCCATCGTCCGATATGTGTCCTCTGTCGATTTTGCTTCAGGAAGTATAAGAGTGGGTTCAGTAGCCTCTTCGATGAAGAGATCAGTAAAATCGTATGTTGCAACAGGCTTACCCTTAAATGTGTAAACGATTTTGTCTGGATCGCTTTCGTCCCAGCCGTCCCACTTCACCTTATACTTCTTCATTGTGGCTTCAACACCACCAGCATCAACGTTTGTGATAGTCTTCTTTTCGGTAATTTCAACTGATTCACTAATACCAACAAGCGACTTAGCTAACTTAACAGCATCAACAACCTTAGCAGTACGATACCAACCTGTCGCGGATTTCTCAAGCTTACCATTCTTCGAAACGCTGCCATAAATCTCATTGCCGCTGTTATTAAACATCCAAACCAATTCCCAACCGCCGCCAAGATCTTCAATGCCTGACTTCCCTGACTTCTTAAAATCTCCTTCAAAAATAGTTGAAGATTCATCAATATCGGTAGATTCTTTCTTATCTTCTGAATCACCCTTCCAATTCTTATCGATGTAATCGAAAAATGACTTTTTCTTCTCGTCGTCGAGTTCGCTAGGTGACTTCACTCCATATTTGTCAAGAGCCTTCTGAAAAAACTTTTGATAATCTTCTTTATCGCCTGAAGCTTCACATAATACACTTCTTGCGCTTGCAATAAGACTTTTACTAATACCATTCGATGCCATTTTATTTCCTCTGTTTCTATTAAATTTAATGTTGTTAGCTAAATTGCTTCAATACGTTTACGATGTCCTTTTTAACATCGCGGCCAGATGTTGGCGAAACCATAATACTATCGTCTTTACTATTCCACATCGTGCCATGGCCAAAAAATGCGAGCTTATTAGTAACTTTTGTGATCATCTTTGAATCTTTTGGAAGATCTTCCTTTGGAATAATAACTAGATTCTCTTCGGTTAAAACCGCTGTTGCTGAGGCTATTAGACTTTTTGTAATGCCTGTCATTTTGTTCCTTATAATATTTATTATGCGTAAGTTGCAATCATTCGGGCCAGTTCTGGTCCATTGACATCCACACCGGACTTAAGTGCACCGGCCTTCATGTTTAAAGCGCGGGCTAACTTACGTAGGTTAGCTGTTTGTTTTGATCCACCTGTACGAAGCAGAGCTACAACTTCAACACGCTGTTTCTTATCTAAGAATAAATCACCATCAAGAGGGATCTTATCGCAGATATTTTCCATGAAATCATAAATCTCTGCATCAGTAGGATCAATATCAATAAGGAAGGCGCGAGTACGAATAGCACCGTCAGGATCAAGCTTATCCATTGGTAGGTTCGAGATAAAAATGATCTTACCTGTGAACTCAAAATAACGTGGAATCTTACCATCGTCAATCATCTCGTCATGTGTGCCATCATAATTCTCAGGCTCGATAACGTTCTTACCCATTTTATTCCACACCAACTTACGAATAGGTTTCGTATCAGTTGCTGCTTTAATCATATTTCGGGCTTCTTGATCCTTGAGAGCATCATCCGAATCGTCGAATAGAATAATACCATCTTGGTATTTGAATAGCAGTGTATACATACCAGCAGCCGATGCTGTACCAGTATTCTTGAAGTAGCCATCTCCGTCCTTCAGACCGGCGGATTCGAGGGTTTTCTCAACGGTGTGGGTTTTACCTACACCACCTCGACCTGCCACGAATAAGGCATTGGAAGCGCCTGAAATGGTCAACTTAATAAGATTCTCTAAGTCATCTAACTGCTTCTCAAATGTGATACGTTCCTTTTGCGCTTCGAGATCATCCAGTTTCTTATTGTATGTGTAGCTCTCCTTTGAAGCTCCGCCTCCAACACGACCCTTAACAGCTCCAAGCTGATGAAGGAATGTATCCTTTTGTTTGCTCATCTCTTTGATGTCATCGTCAGTGCCTTCCCAGGTATAACCACGGCCGGCTTTAACGATAAGTTCAGGATAGGCCATTTCCAAAGCATCAAAGATCTTAAGACCCATTGACTTCCAAATAGACCATACTTTATTCTTGGTGAAATTTGGTGATGCAAGCAAATTTAAAACTCCATCAAAAGCTTCAATTGGATCTATTGCTTCAGCCAAGACCATTTCAACAGTATCAACACTTTCCTTTAATGAAATGTCTGTTGGATAGGTCATGAACCCACCCTTCTTAACGCCACTCATAAGCATATCCACAAATTGTGGAAGGACCTGCACCAGAGAAATAGGTTTTTCAAAGACTATATGGTACGTAGGGCCTTGAGTTTTACCATTCCACATATCGATTGAATTGAGGTTATGATAATCAGCGCTGGATTCTGATTTCCAGTTAAAGCGCCATGATTCAATTTTCTTCCCAGGTGCAAAGAAACGAATTCCTACACCAGAACTTGTTGAATTCTTATACTCTTCAACACCCAAGCTTGTAAAGATTTTCTTATTTCCGGTCTTACGTCGAATGTACTTAAGAATAATATTCGCGGCTTTGTCAATAGCGCCTGTAGAAAGTGATTCGTTGAGCATTTCATCGATGTTCAACACAGTGTACTCTTCAAGTGTAGCTGGGTCATTTAGACCAGCTTGGTGGGGAAGAGCTTTAGTAATAGTAAAGGCGTCAAAGATCGACAATGCTTCAATCTCTTCTTGAATGGCCTGCACCTCTTCGCGAGACGAGTACCAATTTGAGATTTCCGTATTGCTGCCTTTAACGCCAGCTAGTTGATATTTTGAATGTTTGTCAAGCACACGTCCGGCGATTGACTTTATAGGTGAAGTCATAAATAGATCCTTTTCCAGTGTTATTCTATTGTTATTTATAACATCTAGAAGCTTGGATCTATTTATGACTGCTGCATTAGTCCATTTGATTGCAAAACGTTAGACTATTTGCGAAATGTTTCCTCAACAGCTTCGTCTACCACCACATCCTTAACAATTTTAACGGTGATTGTCTTAGTGAGTTTCTGATGAGGATATGTATACTTTTCCCAAGTCGTTTCAATCTCATCACCTGCAATAAAAATAGTCTTCTTGTAGGTAATTCGTTTTTGCACGCCTCGATATATCTTTTGCACCTTAGGATAATCATCAATATGTTCTTTATTACAACTGATAGCAAACATGTGGCCATCGAATGATCCCATCCTAACATCACCAATAATACAAGCAGAATTTGTCGCCGCAAAAACATAATCATTGAATTGGCCAACCATGTATGCATATTCAGGCGCGCATATTTGCTTAAGACCGCGGTCATAATTGGATATGCATTGAGTCCAACTGTTCGTTACTAGCTCTTCGCTCGCTGTGGTTGGTTCTACCCTCTCGGCCGCGCTATAATT